AACTCTGGTATTGTTTCAAAGCCTGCCAAGGCGATGAAACTGTACTGACAAGGTGAGCTGAAGGCGGAGGGCTGTGGTGAGAAACCACTTCAGTCTATCCGCTATACAACCTCTTTGACAATCGGAAAATTAAATTGTTAAATGCTGTATTACACATATCAATAAACTCAAAGCCGATGTCGGCATTCCCATGTCTATTAAAGAGGTACTTGGAGAAGATAGAGAATGTGAATACGTGGCGGCGATTGCTCAATTGGCGGAAGAAGCCTTTGATGATCAATGTACCGTAAGTAATCCACGCTATCCACTTGTCAATGACATGATAAACATGTACCAGGACGCTTGGTATGGTTCATAATTATTATCTCTTAGATGAATAAGTAAACAAAAAATAGTTAAAATGATTGTAAAACCCCGTCTGGTGTACAGTATTTTGTTGTATGTACTGATTATGATTCTTATCTTTGTATCAAAGCCCAGTTTGATGTTTGAGAAAAATAAAGTGACGGATACCATGTTGAAACCCTTTGGCGTGGGACGCGACAAGACACTGTTTTCTTTTGGTGTATTCGCAGTAGTAGTAGCAATCCTAAGCTTCTATCTATTCTGTAGCATTGATCTTGTATTTGGAGCTTGAATCACGGTTTTTCTTTGTGAAACATCCGCAACCAACATGTTCGGAAGCACGGATGTCTTCGGGAGGCGTAGGTGTCTCTTCTTCGGTTAGAGCCTCCTCATCTTCATTTTCTTTCATATTTTTGCGATAAATGCTAAACATATAAACGACCATCAGAGGGAAAATGATGTGGAAAATATACATGGTGGAGACAAGAGAACTATATAATAGAACATGCTTTCTCACTTATGTCTTTTTTTATACCATAAGGGTAATAAGATACCAGTATGGCGGATTACAATAGTTGCCACACATATAATAAGACCACGATTACATTTACAAAGAAGGGCGGTCGCAACAGCTCTGTATCATTAGTATGTGGTGCAAATGGGAAAGAAAAGCCTCTTAAAACCTACATGTTGTTGTCGGATGCACAGAAAAACATCCAAGAGAGTCGCCTACTTCATCTTCAACATTCTATGAGTTTGCGTAACAAGTGCATTACTATGTGGGATAAGAAGTGCGTAGATGACATGAATAAACATATCGCTCTTGCGAATGCACTTCCCAATGTAGTATCTACCAGTCGCGAAGAGAAACAAATACTGGTATCGGAGATGGAAAAAGAAATGGATAACAAAAAGAGTACCCATAAAAAAAGGAAAGAACTTTGGTTAAAGATATGCAAACTTAAAGACACCTCTAATACTCCATTAGAGTTTGTGGCCTTTGAAGAAACAGGTTTGGACGAAAAGACGGAGGAGCCGAAACAAGAAAAGGTGGAGGTGGTTGTTTCTCCCTTGGCAAAGAAAGAGAAGGGGGCTGTACGCAAACTTTCGCCGGAAAAGATAGATGCCATTAAAAAGGTGGCAAAGAATAAGGTTGCGTCTGTGTTATGGAAATTCAAGACGAAAGATGAATGTGCATCTTCAAGTCGTAAACAGCCGTATTATCAGAGCAAAGCGGAAATTATACAAATCATTAGTAAACAGCCACAAGTTATGAAGATGCTCCCTAAAAATTACAAAACTTTGAGCAAAGATGAATTGTGTAAATATCTTCTTCCAAAGTAATAATATATATTCCACTAAGTGCGACATCAAATATGTTTGAGAAAATAAGTCCTCTTTACTTTATCCTTGCCTTTGCAGCCGGTCTTTTCTACTGTTATCTTGTTCATCCCCTCCCCGAAGTTGTTTACAAGTTCCCCTCCCCTACAAATGCTGGAAAGGTAGTATACAAAGATAAGAATGAACAATGTTACAAATTCAAGGCAGACAAGGTGGCGTGTCCGATTGACCGCACACTTATTAAACCGCAACCCATAGAAGAAGACTTTACTAATAAGAAAGTAAAGTAAACATTATGTTACCGGTACAAAAATTCGGACCATAAAGTAAAATGATTGCTGTCATAGAACGTATTTTGGATGATCCCATTGGGAAAATTGTATTTTCCATACTTCTTGGTTTGGGGCTCGCAAGTCTATTCCGCCGTGCATGTAAAGATAAACAATGTGTCATTATCAAGGGTCCCAGTGTAAAAGAAATGGACAAGTACTATTATAAGATTGACGATGACTGTTTCAAATACACACCCGTAGCTACCTCATGTGAAAAATAATTTTACAACTAATTAACGGCGTTTGTTTTTCTTTTCAAAAAAATGTTATTATTGAAAATGAACAAGTCAACTCCTATTTCGCAGCTCCCTTTGAATAACCAGGGAAATTTTGTAAACGAGCAACAACAACGCATTGTTACGGAGGCACAGAATGCCGTTGCAAACATGAACCTCCCCCAGAATTCTCAACATGATACAGAAGTATCTACTGACGAAGATGCCGCCATCCAAGAAGTACTAAACCAAATCAACATGTCTATGGATGAACCTCCACGTGCTCCATCGTCTTCCAGCACCCATGCAAGTTTTCAAGGGGGTACAGGTGTGGCACCCTCTACAGATGCGGTACAATACAGTGAAAACAATGGCTCTGGTGCTATGAGACAAAGTGCTGGTGAGACCACTTCGCCACCACAATACCAACCCTATCCTCCTCCTCAGGCATCTCAGCCCCCTAAAATGGGACCATCTCAATATGGAATGAACGCATCTATGATGTACCACAATGCCATGAACACCAATGTGCCTACATCTGCACACCAAACGGCTCCCATGGGAAGCATTCCCATGTATAGTGGATTTACCAATATTGAACAATTTATTCGCATGTTTGGCGATGATATCAAGATGGTTGTACTTATCATTGGTGCAGTAGTTGCCGCCCATTTTATTCCCTTTACGCGTATTCTTGGTCCTTATCTTGCTCTTGATCGCATTCCGTATCACGATATTATTTTCCGTGCTGTATTCTCTGCATTTATGGTAATGATAGTAAGAAAAATGATCCATGTTTAGTATGGAGACATTGTGGCATTAAAGTCCAAGCTCTTCATTTTTATTCTTCGTATGCGTCTTCGTCGTCCATTTCGGGTACGAGTTCAAGATCCGCATAATGTTCATCATCGTCATCGTCATCTAAATCGTTGGTTGCGGCGGCGGTCTGCATTTTCATGGCGATGCCCATGCTTTGGATTTCTTGCATGAATAATTTGAATGCATAGGGAGTTTCCACGGGGTCAATATTTGTATTATCTGGGGCGGTGGGATCTGCGGTAGGGTTTAGATCATTGCCAACCAATTGTCCTGTCTCGTTATTCAGAAGCCATTTGTATTTATCAGAACGTTCCATCGTACTTTCTTTGAGGAACGCACTGAGACCATGAGAAAGAATACTGTCCTTTTCCATTTCTCCGATGCGAAGACCACCGTTGTTTCCGCGCCCCTTTGTAGGCTGTCTTGTAGTTGCGTTTACAGGACCCCGTGTACGGTAATTAATCTTGTCTGCAACTTGATGCTTGAGACGCTGGTAATATGTTGGACCGAAGAAGATTTCGGTTTCCATTTGTGTACCATCAAACCCATTATAGAGGATTTCGTTACCGTAACGCTCAATGCCGAAATCCTTTTCTAATGTACTATAGATACTCTCGTAATCTTGGGGCTGGAAAGTGGTAGCATCTACTGTCATGCCGCGGTATGTACATGTCTTGGCAAGAATACACTCCAGAAGGTGTCCAATGGTCATACGGGTGGGGAATGCATGGGGGTTGATGATAATATCGGGTGCAATACCCTGGCTATTGTATGGCATATCTTCGGGGTTCATAATCATTCCAAATACACCTTTTTGACCGTGGCGTGATGCCGCCTTGTCTCCGAGATCGGGAATACGCACTTTGCGAAGACGCATCTTACATGTCTTTACACCTGCTTTGTCGTAATATACGAATACCTTGTCCACAAACCCACTGATGGTTTTATCGGCAATCTTTGACATGTCGCGATAAGTATGTACTTTCTTTTTATTTCCGAACAAAGAGAGAGCGTTGTTGTCACCTTGACCATCGCCTTCTGTTTCATCTATGTATTCTGTTTGAATTTGGCATTTCCCAATGACTGCGTCGCCTTCGCGGATATAGACGTTCTTTTTGGGAAGTCCATTTTCATCCAACGTTTTGGCGTAGTTTGTTTGTTTCACACTGAGAAGGTTCTTTCCCTCCTTGAGGACCCCAAGAGGGTTTGCAAATACAATCCTTTCACTATCACGTTTCATGGCATCTTTTACGTCACCCTCTTTTTCAATCACACTCTTGAAATATGTCATATTAAACATTCCCCTTTCAATGGCAGCACGATTAATAATAATACTGTCTTCTTGATTGTAACCCGTGTATGTGGCAATAGCTACAATAAGATTTTCGCCGCCACAGAGAACATTATTATGGAGATGGTCCATGTAACGCGTGCCGACGAGGGAACGTTGAGGATAGTGAAGTACATAAGACATGGTATCTATACGCTTGGCGAAACTGGTCATGTATGTACCTACTGCTTGTTTTGACTGTGCTCCATAGAAAATGTTACGAGGAGCTTGATTATGGTTTGCCATGGGAATATTTTGCATGACTGTGCTTAGAATAGCAGAAGGGTGAATTTCACAATGGGTATAGCGAGTACGGGGGTTTTGAGAGAGAATATCACCATTCATGGCAATGAGACCATTGTTTGTTTCTTCCACATCAATGTACTCAATAGGTGCCTGGTTTTTAAGAAGCCAATCCATTTTGGTAATATACTCTTCCGGATGTTCCACTTCTTTATTCATATTGCAAAGATCGGACCATGCAAATGCGTCGGGGTTGTTTCCGAGTGCTTTCCACGCTGTCTCTATGGGCAGTACATTCTTATTGTTTTCTTCGTCATAGTCTACGACATAAATGGGACGCACACATCTTCCGGCTTCTGTACATATAGAAATCTCTGAAGATAAAATGTTCCATGCAATGGAAGTATAGATACTAATAAGACCACTGCGTTTGAGTAGCTTCAATGTAGTATATACTTTCTTGGGTTCCTGTGTACTTCCAATCCAGTTATTGTTGATGAGTATCTTTGTTGCTGCTCCAGAAATCATATCTCTGGGTTGTATGTTACTAATTTGTTTCATACCAAGAGCGTTCAGACAGGCAAGTATGGGTTTATCGCTACTTCCAAAGGTGACAATGCCGAAAGTACTGAAATGTTTAATAAGACCAATGCTGCCACCATCTGGGCTTTCAATGGGACAAACAATGCCCCACTGGGAAGAGTGAAGCCGATGGGGTCCTACCACTTTAGATGTGGGGTCTATGGGGGTCTTTAGCCTCCGCAGATGAGAAACGGTGCCGATATAGGAAATGCGAGAGAGATCTTGTACAACCCCGTCTTTAATGTCGTCGGAACTCTGGTTTTCGTCAATCATGGATTTGCCCCAGCGTCCTTTTAGGGATTTCATGAACCCATCTTCAATAATGGAAGCACGGAATATGTTATGAAGGTTTCCGCGATTAATAAGATTCTTAATGTATTTAGAGGTTCTCCATGGACCATAGAGGTATTCCTTATCAATGGTATTTCTCACCGTGTTACGGAATTGATTGTAGTAGTCACGGAATAAGTTGCCAATGAGGAACCCAGAGATATCTACACGCTTGAATACATAATTGTCGCGGTCGCTCTCTTTCATTAGTGCAATGCGTGTTTTTACGAGCTTGTTGACGACGTGGCCCATAAACAGTGCCTTGTTGTGGAAAGAGGCTCCCATGTTGGGGAAAATATCATTTACGAGGGCATTCTTTACCTTTTCCACGTCTTTATATTCCACGTACTGTTGCAGGAAACGTATTGCCTGTTCTTGGTTCATAATATTTTTGTTGTGGGCATCAATGATACTCCAGCGTAGGAATTCTTGGATAGCTTCAGTGATGACAGATGTGGTGTTTTCCCCTTCTGTATTTTCGGTAGCGGTATCATACGTAATGTAGTCTATGATTTCTTTGTCGCTTTCTACGCCAAGTGCGCGGAAGAGGACGAACAGAGGGATTTCTACATTCATATTGGGTATGCTAATCGTGATAGCATTGGGTGTACGAAGTTTACCTTGAAGTAGATCTTTGTCTGTCTTAATGTCTGTGAGATTATCACGGTTTACAAAGAACTTGATTGTTTTGGGGAAAAGGGGATTTTCATCGGAGGTACAACGAATAAGACCTTCGTGGCTGTATTTGGGGTCTTTGCTTTTGTTAATGAAAATGCGGTTTAGTGCGATGCGTTCTTGTGCCACAATAACCTTTTCCTTGCCATCAATAATAAAATACCCACCTTGATCATAGGGACATTCCCCCATTTCCACCAATGCATCAAAGGGTTGATTATGGAGAATGCACATCTTACTGTGCAACATGATGGGTAGTGCTCCAATCTTGATATCTTTGAAAAAATCTTCTTCTACGGTTTCTTCGCCATTGTCTTTTTTGGTGATGTATCGTACAACAATATTGGCAAAGATATCAGATTGGTATGTCATATCACGAAGACGTGCATCGTTAGGATACATGATATTCTGTTCTCCTGTCAATGGGTCTATGTAAGTTGGTTTGCTCACCGAGATTTCTTTACCGTCTATGCCACCGATATATACATTGATTTCATGTGTAAGACTATTTCCTCCGCTTCCTTGTTTTTTAAGTACTGTAAAGGGGTTCAAGACATGAATGGTATTTTGTAGTTTATGCAATGCAAAGTTATCCCAGCTTTCTAAATGGTGTTTCGTGAGAAAGTATGGATTGGTCTTAAAATAAGTATCTACAACTTTCCATGTATCTTCAAAATACTTCATGGTTAGATGTTGCTTTACATTTTATCTACACTTTTTTTCGTACACTTTACCGCTCTATATGGAGCAGATAAAACAAAATAATATCATGGTTACAGAGAAGATCACTTCTTTACAGGTTGCTTCTTCACGGGCTTCTTCGCAGGCTTCTTCTTCTGGGGTGCTTCCGCATCTTTTGCTTTGTTACCACCATACTTGAAAGGAGGAGCCACATAGTCTGATACATGTCCGTACTTTACAAACTTGTTTACGGCATTAACACCGCGTACAGCTTCTTGAGAGAGTAGGTCGTTAATCTCTGTGGAATTTCTGATTTCAGGTGCTTTGTAAAGAGAGCCTGTGTCAATCATAGTTGCAGGGTCTCCACCACCGATCTTTTGATGGAATAGATTGCGTACATTCACTGTTGAATTGAGAGCGTGCATTGGTTTAACATTGCCTCCTCCTACCTTTTTCTTTGACCCTCCGGCTTTAGGAGCAGCATTCGCGGCCTTGGCGTTAGCAGCGGTCTTAGTAGCGTTGGGGGCGGCCTTGGTAGCATTGGCAGTGACCTTGGTGTTAGCGGCCTTGGTGGCGTTGGGAGCGGCCTTGGTGGCGTTGACGGCAGCCTTGGCGTTGGCAGCGGTCTTAGTGTTAGCAGCCTTGGCGTTGGCATTGGCGGCCTTGGTAGCATTGGGGGCGGCCTTGGTGGCGTTGGGGGCGGCCTTGGTGGCGTTGGGGGCGGCCTTGGGAAGTACTGCAGAAGCGATGGCACTTACATTGCCTGGGAGAGTGCTATTGAAACGGGCAGATGCATCTGTATTAGCGTAGTTCGTAAAAGCTTCATTCGTAGTACCAAGGGCAGAAAGGAAAGAACCACCTACCTTGTTGGTAAAGTTTTTGGTAAGAGTATTGTATGCAGCATTTGATACAGTTTTAGAGACAGCATCGGATGCAGCAGACCCACCTTTTTTATTGTATCGTGCCATGGATTGTTCTATTGTTTAAATAGTATTGATATTTTATTTCCTATGGTCCGGTGATAAATAAGTTAGACAAAGAAGTACTGTACTAAATAAATTGCACACAGAAAGTTGTACATATTCTCCCACATTTCAGACAATAAAAATCCATGGCGTTTCATAAAGATATTGAAATGCATCCGCTTCTCTGAACTACATAATTCCAATACAAAAGGATATATAGCAACATCAAACGGTATTTGTTTTTGTATATTCACATACGCTTCATTTTCCAAGAGATCGTCGCGGAATGTTTCATAAAGGTTTTCATCCCATGGATACAAATGTTTTACATGCTCCTCAAACTTGATGGGATGAACAAAATAATTTTCCAGATGTACTGTTTTCATTTGCGTCTCTCTATTCTCTTTACAGCTATGATAATATTAGTGTTTGATAAATATGAACGTGTCAAACGAAAAGAAAAGTAGATACTAAAAAATATTTTTATACAAATACATCCCATGTGTTATGCAAACTTTCATCCATAGGTTTTACTGTATCGTCAATACTATCCGAGATAGCATAACCCTTGTCCATATCTACATAGCGTAATACATTCATGTACCGTTTTGTTAATGCCGCCATTTCTCTCGCACGATTTCTAATATGATGATGAATGTTAGGTATACTCACTATTGTAGATACATTGTGTACATGGTAAATCATACTGTAGATACTATTCACCATCTCTTTGCGTATGTCCACAAGATAACTATAATATAAAGCCATATCATACTTCCCGATCACTACATTGTAATGGTATTTTAAGAACGTCTCTGTCATAATAATGCAATGCAAGAGATCGTACTTGTTAAAATTACGCATAAAGTATAGCTTTTCTATAATGCGTTTGTATCCATCATCCATGTGTATGTACTTTAATTGTTTAGGAACCTTGTAGATATGGAATGTCCGCATAGAGGCTCCGCCCTGGTATTTGTCCCCATACTCTTTCAACATGGTATTTATCTCCCTCCAAATATCCTCTTTTTCCATCAATACCATCTTGTTTTTGTATTGATACTGAAACCGCTGATAAATATAATATATAACGTACGCCATAAAAAACACAACCCACATTGGTACTTGCATTGTGGTATAAGACTAACTATTTGCCCGTATTAACTTGTATGAAGAATAAAAACAGGCTTATTAAAATCATCAAGACTGAAATGATAAGGATGCGATGATTTTTGGTGAGAAGATCGGGCACACCCTCTAAACTATCAAGAAGCAATAACTCCTGCATCATCTTGGGGATCTCCGTGAAAATAAGAATGGTGATTTCATAGAGAGACATGTGTATAAATTGCTTTTCTTCTTGATTGCGGTCACGGATACTATTAATAATGCCATTTACAGAACCCAGTACCGCCTTTTCCTTATCCATAAGATCTTGATACATATTCTGTTCATCTTTGGTTTCCAGAATGTTCATTAACTCTTTGTATTTTTTGTATTCCCCATATTCCAACATGACTGTAGAAAACAAATGGGTATCTTTATTTTCGGCGACAAAATATTTGCGTTATCTATGATGTCCTATGTACAAACATACAACACATAAAGCTAAATGTACAAGAAAGAACTACAATACCGTTGTAATCTTGTTCATCAGAGAATGTCATATACACCAGCGAATAACGCGACAAACCGCAAAATAGTATGTCTGGGGGCTGGATATGTAGGCGGGCCCACCATGGCCGTCATCGCAAAACACAACCCCAACATTGACGTATACGTTTTGGATCTGAATGTATCACGTATCTCTCAATGGCAAACCGGTGTCCCATTTTACGAACCTGGTCTGGATACAGTAGTAGATACTTGTAGAAACCGCAATCTCTTCTTTAGTTGTAATGTTGAGAAACACCTTAGAGATGCCGACATTATCTTTCTGAGCGTAAATACGCCCACCAAAATGTATGGTACAGGCATGGGTTCGGCATCAGATGTTAGCTACTTTGAAGCAGCTGCATACATGATTGCAAAGATGGTGCGTAAACCCGAAGTAATCATTGTAGAGAAATCAACCGTCCCACTGCAAACCGCGGAAGCCATTGATACGATTTTTAGACACAATATGCACCCAAGTGTCAAATACAGTATTCTCAGTAACCCCGAATTTCTTGCAGAGGGAACAGCAGTGGCCGATCTTGAAAACCCTGACCGAGTACTCATTGGCGGTGAAAATGCACAAGCAATAGAGACCCTCGTCAATATCTATGCTGCATGGGTTCCCAAAGAACGTATCCTTACCACAAACACATGGAGTTCCGAACTCTCTAAGCTCGTCGCAAATGCCATGTTGGCACAACGCGTATCTTCTATCAATGCTATTAGTGCAATCTGTGAAAAGACGGGGGCGGATATCAAAGAAGTCTCACGATGTATCGGTATGGATACTCGCATTGGTTCCAAGTTTTTGCAGCCTTCCGTGGGCTTTGGGGGCTCCTGTTTCCATAAAGATATTCTCAATCTTGTATACATTGCGGATACCATGGGTCTTCCAGAGGTTGCAAATTATTGGCGGACCGTGGTAACCATGAATGAATGGAACAAGACGCGTTTTGCAATCAATGTTTATAAAGCAATGAACCGCAATCTGAAAAATAAGAAAATCGTAGTCCTTGGTTTTGCATTCAAGGCAAACACATCTGATACCCGTGAAACTCCCGCGATACACGTTTGTAAGTATTTTATGAAAGAACAAGCCAACCTCCATATTTACGACCCCAAGGTAACGAAAGAAAGTATTGTGGAAGACCTATCTCTTCATAACGACGAATATTCACACCATAATTCTTCCGTGACTATTCATGACAACCTCTCTGGTAATATATTTACAGGTGCACATGCGGTCTGTGTACTTACAGACTGGAGGGAGTTTGCAGATATTAGCACGTGGAATGATATTTATGAGAGCATGATACAACCCGCTCATATTTTTGATGGTAGATACTTTTTGGATCATAAACATCTTACCAACATTGGGTTCCAAGTGCATTGCATTGGCAAGAAAATGTAAAAAATATAATGCGATGTTGTATTTGAAGTTAGATAATATCCACGAGGTCTACTTGGCCCAGAAGATGCCGCCTACAACACATATTCGGTAGATCCAGTTCTTCAAATACTACTTTGCATTCCAACACTCCTTTTTGTTTCAGCTCCTTCTGACGACGCTTGAAGTACTCCCACACATTTGCAAGAGGTTCATTACAAGAGAAACACCGTACCGGAATAATCATACTATCTATCCTTTACTACTATTAGATTATTATATTTATATGCTCTTTACTTTCCCGCTTTTGACATTTCAAATTTTGCGTATCAAAAATAATTACGGTCATTGCACACCGTGACATATTATGCTACAGAAAGAACCTCTGGGCTTTGAAGATTGGCGTGAAGACGGATAAAGTCTTTAAGAAGAAGGCTACTGTGATTGACAATCGTCTGGTTTGTAAGCATAAAGTTGTATACTTCGGTAAAGATCTTTTCGGCATCCGAGAAACGTCCCTTCCTGGTGAGGTATTTCGCCAAACAGTATTTAAAATCGGGGTGTTGGCGAATGGGCGACTTTTCCAAGAATTCCTGAACTTTGGCATCGTCTTCTGCCGTAGGAGAATCTGGCTTTTCCACAATGTTGCGGAGTGTGATGTAGTCCGTGTTAAACATGAGCTGATTATTTGCCGTCTGTGTACTTAGTGTAGTACCAAACTTACTTCCGTCCACAAAGACGTTCTGAATGGTCTGTTGAATAGGGATATCCAGTTTTTTAAGACAATAGTCCAGCTGAACATTTGTAGCAAACTTAATAGGAAGCATCACACTCTTGAGCTTTTCCGCAGCTTCCGTCGTAACAATGTAAGAGTCAATGACAGGCAGAACACGGATTTCGCTATTGATAGGAGCAATAAATGCGGTTGCATTGCCCACGTAGGGGAGACCCAAAGATACAAATGGGTGTTTGGTGGCATCATATTCATCAAAGAGACGCTGCAGTTTTCCAGCAAGGGTATTGTCAAAGAGAACATCGTCTTCAAGAACAATGTGCATATCTTCTGCCGCCCCATTCTTTGCAATCATCTGAATTACCTTGGCATGTTTTAGAGAGTTGGATAGCTGGTTCACATGGAGATTTTTAATGAGACCATTTAGGATAGCAAAGGGGTCGTCCTTTTCCAGGGGCTTGTAATCCACACAGTTCTTTACCAGCTCCTGAGTAATCTTGGGAGGGTCAAAGTCTTCAATCAGGTGAAAAGACGCAAATTGAGCATTCTTAATATCCGTAGTAGCAAGAGTGGTGCGAAGCTTTTGAATATTCGCATCGCGGTCTTTTAGATGAGAAGCATGAATCACGTATACATGGAATTTCTTGGCGGCATCTGTCATGGTCAAAATTTGATATAGCTTTAATTGTTATAGAATAACATATCCTTAAATAGATTAGGAGAACAACGCATTAAGCTCAAGAGAATATCTCTTTCTAATATAGTAACTAACAAAACACCCATACCATGCATTTCTGTAAGTTCTGTCAAAACATGATGTATATCAAGGTAGACGAAGAAAAGAACCTTGTGAACTTTTGTAAAAACTGTGGTCACCATGAAGTAAAGAAACGCGAACAAAATGAAAGTATCTGTATCATTGATGACAATAAAATTAGCGACCAATTGAAGTATATGCAATACATTAATGACCACTTGGTACACGACCCTGCTCTACCCAGAGTAAATGATATTCCATGCCCCAATAGTGCGTGTACCAAACCCGCTGCTGCAGAAAACGAGATTATCTACATGAATTACAATGCGGAAGATATGAAGTATGTATATTACTGTGTACACTGCAAACGCCACTTTGTCCAGAATTAGTAATGGTGTGTTATTGTTGCCACATCCGCTGGGTGTAAAAATTGAATACGCTTTCTTTTTCTTTTCCTTTCATTGTATGACGAAAGGTGGATTTAAGCTTCGTAAATAATTTCAACATACTAATATAGTAAGTAATCAAAGTCAATCAAGATGGTCAGACCAAACCTGAAAATAGATGTCAGTGGGGGAAACAAAACCGCAGTTGCTATTAATAACAAGACTGGGGAAAAAGAGATCATAGAGGACTTTCATGAAATTATGGCGAACTACAATCCAGAGAACAATACTACACGCAATATTATGACCCGCTATGAAAAAAACAGTGTTGTAGGCCTCCGCACAGAACAACTACGAAGGGGGGCTGAACCACTCGTGGAATTTGACGAGACAAAATTCAACCCTCTGGAAATCGCAGAAAGAGAATTGAAGGAACGTAAGATCCCCATGATTATCAAAAGGAAGCTCCCTAACGGAAAGATGGAGTATTGGCGTATGGAAGACCTCATCATTCTCTGAAAACCATCGGTGATTTTGGATAAAAAATGAAATCATTATTTTTCTCTTGATTGCATTACACAAACATATAGAAGAACTCCAACACATCCACGATATCGTAGGTACAACAAACAAAACAGATATGGTGTATCAATATATCTCCGACAACGGCACTACAAAGCAATTTGACATAGAGATACAGAATTGGGATACACCAAAATGGATACATTGCATTCTCAAATATGATGCCAATAGCAGAACATGGGTGGCTTCTGTGAGTGGAAAGAACAGAAGCGTATGTGGTGATATATTCACCGGTCTGGTAAATCGCACTAAATTATTCGGGGGCGAAATCCCGCCTTTCAAGAAACGTTCTATTACTCACGACGAGTGGAAGAAAATAAAGAGTGAAACCACGCAATGGGATGATGTTTCGGTAGATATTCCAAATGATACCATTCGCCGCCTTTACACAGCCAACGGTTGTTCTTATATCCAAATTAACAATGGGTATGGTCTCTATCATCTTGGTAATGACGTATGTGGGCTTGGTGTGCCAGAATTTACACCGCCACAACAATTGTCTGTACGTACAAAAATACGTGCAAAGAAAAACACCACCGGTTTCTGTGACATGTATATTACATGCACATGTCAACCCAAGGACATTACGACATTGCAACCATCGTCTTATTCTTTGGATGATAAAAACAAACTCCCCCCAAATGTTAGATACGTAGAGAATAAATGAACTTCTCCATCGCCATTCCGAAGATGCTTTCTTTTCATTTAGACCATTCATTGATAAGAAAACAAAAACAAAACAAAACAAAAATCAACTTGCAGAAGTAACAAGAATACTCTGTTCGGCTTCCGTTAGTTTAGTACCACCATGATAAGCGTATGCCATATTATTTTCTATAAGCATTTCCGATAGTTTTTTCTTGTTTGTATTTTCTTGTTCCATGTTGTCAAATACAAAAAGATCCGCAAGAAGCCGCCCGTACTTATCAAAGCCACCACATTCTAACCAAGCTACGCAAATTGTATTGTCAAAAAGATCTTTCACGAATTTACGGGACTTGAATTTAGCAAGAGAAGCATCTATCGGCTTTCCAAGAAGATACGCTATTACGCATTTCTTTGCTTCCAGAGCTTTCTGTTTTAGTGCCGGATCTTTACTTCTTATTTCGCAACTATCTATGCCGTTTATGCGAACTTTGAATTTACTCGGTGTCGTCAAGATGTCAGGTGCATGAAGAATAACGGTTATAGTATCTGCATCGTATACATCTACTACTCGGCACCACGTTGAAATGCCCTCAAAAGAAAAAAGCGGTGTTTTATTGTTGTATTTGGCGAATTCGTGAAGCAGTAAGAGGTCTTGTTTGCTGTTCGTTATCATGGTATTACTATATCTTTGTGTAAAAATCAGAGAAAAAGAAAGCGTCTTTATAATTTCATAACATGTTCTTGTTCTATTACATTCTCCAACGGTTGTTGCAATTCAGACAGCGGATAAAGATGGTCATACCCTCATCGCCACTGCGGATTTGTTTTTCATAGAACGTACATCTATTCTTCTTGCATTTCCCACATGTAAGCATCTCTGTGACCACAGCATCTTCGTTGTTTTCAAACGCATTTTCATATTTCTTGTGGAAGAGTTCAATTGTGTCAGACCATACTGTGGGGTGTAATTTCTCCGGAGACAAGAAACAGATTTCATGGGGTTTGTATTCCGATTTTTTAATACTCGGCAAGAGGGTCTTGTTTTCCAGATAGCTCTTTGGATCAACATTGGTGAGAATAGATCGCGCCTTTTCAATATACATCCTGTAAAACTGTGGATTGTTCCATGTACATACAATGTTAATACGCTTTGCATTATCCAAGGACCAATTGTAAATACCAATCTCCATGTCTTCGCATTCCTTTTCTTTCAACTTTGTTTTTGTCTTGATGAGCGCGCGGATTTTTTCACGGCACGTTTCTTTACATACATGTTTGGCAGGTGCTTCTGTATCTCCCATAATACTATCTGTCGCCACGGTCATATTACACTTAAGAATAGAACGAAGCTTGTCTTTATATTGAAAAATTGATATGCAAATACAGAAGGTAGAGTTCTTTTAGAAATAGTGTACAACCATTAAAATACACACTCATGGACGCGGTCAAATTTTCAAGAGAGGGCGAGGGTACATCCCCCCCTACAAACTATCTTGAAATATGGTTTATGCAACCCCGCAACACAGAAGATACCGCCGAAGGAAAGTTAAACACACACATCTCTAAAGAAGTGTTTTATAAAGTACTTGAGGCATGGGGAAACAAGCGTTGTAATATTGTAGATACAAAGTTCCATCAGTACTATGACATGGTTCTTCAAAAGACAATTGAAAATGGAGAAGTAGTAGATACACGCCTTTATAAAGATGACTTGGTGGATTATGAAACCTCACATGATGATAAACTACTATCCCTATACTTCCATAGAAAGAAGATTGCCACAGCTCTGTTTCCATCTACTTCAAGTTTGCATCGCATTGTATACAGAAAGAAAATTACATTCAAGATAGCTCTAAGGGCGTATCTCTGTATGGTACAAGAAAAAGAAGAAGCCAGTGAAGATGTATACTACCGAATTTATATTCATTACAACCACGTTAAAGATGCGGATGTAGAACAGCATTGTCATCAAATACAGAATGTTATCACATCTATCTCACAGACCATGGTGTCTACATCGTCGCAATAACCGGTGTCCATTTTTGGAACTTTTCGGAGAAAGTAAATAGATGCGGCACTTTCTCCAATATTCCTTTTTCTTTCATGATGTTCCGGAGATACTTACTCATCTTCAAAGAGGGAACACATGCCGTTCCGTGAGATACTCCATTCTCATCTGACAATTCATAAATGTCGGGGGCCTCCGTTTTTGTAATAAAGAAGCGTTTTGAACCGCCGCTATCGCTACCACTGTCACCACACTTCTCTTTATTTACCGCGCCTTGGGCGGGGAGGGCACATGGGGCAATGACTACAGTCTCTTGTTTTGGAGGCGGAGCCTCCGTGGTAGCACCAGAGATGAATTTATTTACACTACCTACCTTGTAGCGATTTACCTTTTTTACCAAGTCATCATCAAAGTTATACAGTATATTTCTAAATTTAATAAACAAGGGACGGAAATAGATACCTCTGGTGGTATACGGAAGAGTAGACATGTGTTCATTTATCATGGTTGAAATTTGGTTTACATGAAAATGTTTTTTCACACAGATGCGGAAGGGGTCGTATCTATCATACTGATATTCGCTATGCAAAACTTGGTACAACAAATTAAGACGCTTTGGAAGATTAACATTGGTAAGATGTTTTCCCTTACATGCAAGAATATCATTTGCGAGATAAAACCAACGTCCATCTTGCATCTTTGTCATCTCGCCTTCAAAAAGGGTGTCTTCAAAAAGACTATCGTTAAATTGAATAGGCACAATAATCATGCGCGGCAGGAAATACCCTTGTTGTACCTTCTTGTCAATAAAGATGCAGTATCGGTTGAAATTGAACCGCGTCAAGTACATAAAATAGGGGTTCCCGTTGCTGCGAAGACACACTAAATGCGGGTTCCGTTGAATGTTGGCGGGACTACGATTGGCATCATATTTATCAAAGTGCCGCTGGATGATTTTAATACCATATTGGTCTTCTAAGCGGGTCAAAATATCACGTTTTGTATCGTCTGACTTTATATTAAACGATACTCTGTCGCAAAAAGAAATCTCTGCAGTCTGCATGATTAATAAATCTTCTGTGTAAAACGTTTATATAGTATGCACGGAAGATGGTATCAGTGTTATTATATTCTATTTACATTCCACATACCAGTATTCCTTATTCAATTTTTGGCATAGCACCGGTAGCTTCGCAATAAGCGGTATCATAAGATTCATACGAATTCTCTTGGTCGTCGTAGGCATGAAGGCCATTCATACCCGTAAGACTTCCCATGGTATTCATGTCATTTTCTTCACCATATTCATTAATAATCATCTGGTCCTTGAGTGTCTGTTTTACCGCGGTACTCACCACGGGCTTCTCTACGTCTTTGGCAGGGTTCAGAGGTGGAAACTCACATGCAGCAGTCGCGGTCCCGGCAGCGTCTACATTGTCCACTACAGGAAGACTTCCCATGCCCTTCTTAGGCATAGGACAAGCTTTTATAGGTGCCATCATCTCTTGTTCATGGGCGAGTTCCTTGTTTTCGGGAAAAAACTTTGCCAGTGCTGCATCACTGTCTCCCGTGTCAGCATCGCCTCCGAATACGTATTTCAAAAGTTCTTCACGCTCCTTTGCGGAGTTGTCGCGTTCTTTGGTGGGCAGAGGTTCGTTAATACGTTCTTTTGCTTGTTTGGAAATGATAGCATCTCCTACTTCTACGGGTGCAGGGACCGCTTCTTTTTCTTCTTCGCGTTGCTGGGCAAGGGTCTTCATGGTTTCTTTGGCAGCCTCGGGTGCAGTGACAGTGTTAGTCCTATCAAAGAGGATATTTTTAATAAGAAAATGAAGAATAAAGATGATGAGAACAAACAGGATGGTGTTCTTGATAGCAGTGCCAATCATCGTATAAAAGATACAGTTTACATATACGAACAGAAAAATTGATTTTGAATACACAAACTTAGCATCTATAAAAGATAAAGAGTGTTGCCCCGCGTTGCCAAAAAGAACATGAGCAAACAACCATGTGCTACATCTCTTAGTCGCCAAGGATATTCTATTAAGAAAGATACCATTGATGAAAAGGGGCTTTCTAAAATAAAAAAAGAACTCACTGTTTCTCCCTTTGTTTTAGAAGATTACTCTTTCGGTCCTCCTCCTGAATTTAAACTTTATCAAGAAGGTCCCACGAAAATCTATGTGCCAAGAACTTATGGTTTAGACCGCTTCGGCGTTCCCAACGTGAATAAATTGGATGCGGGGAAAAAAATCAATGTTCCATTTTTGGGTAGTCTTCGCAGAGAACAAGATGCCCCCGTCGCCGCATTTATGAATGCTTGTCGTGATCCCGCGAAAATGGGTGGCATTCTTAACATGACGTGTGCGAGTGGAAAAACGGTAATGGCAATCTATATTGTAACACAGCTTTCACGCAAAGCCATGATTATCGTACACAAAGACTTTCTTCTTCAACAGTGGAAAGAGCGGATTGAACAATTTGCACCGGCGGCACGTATTGGCATTATTAAAGCACGTCAATGCGAAGTGGAAGATAAGGACATTGTTCTTGCTTCCCTGCAGAGTTTGAGTATGAAAACATATTCTCCGGAAATTTTTGCGGACTTTGGAACTGTTGTAGTAGATGAATGTCATCATACGAGTGCGGAAGTCTTTAGTCGTGCATTGCGAAAAGTTGCATTCCGGTATACACTGGGTCTTTCCGCCACCATTAAGCGTAAAGATGGCCTCGCAAAAGTGTTTCAGTGGTATCTGGGCAATGTTGTATATAGCAATGTAGAAGAGAGTAGTACTAAGCGGGGAAAGAAGGATGATATCACGGTGTCGCGGCATCCCAAAGATACAGTACATATTCATGTATTCAAATACTATGAAAATGACCCCATGTATTCTACAGAACACACATTCATGATGGGGAAACTCAATGTCGCGCGAATGATTAATCAGTTATGTGAATACACTCCGCGCAATCTCATGATTTGTAATATTATCAAGAGTATCCTTTCTAAAGAACCGGAACGCAAGATTTTAGTGCTAAGCGATAGGAAATCGCAACTCTATGATATAGATTATAAACTGCGTCAACAAAAGATCGTCGCCGATGGTTGTGGTTTCTATATGGGTGGCATGGGTGTAGACGACCTTAAACAGAGCGAAGGAAAACAAATTCTTCTGGGAACATTCCAAATGGTATCCGAGGGCTTTGATGTCAAGAGTTTAGATACACTTATTCTTGCTTCGCCGAAATCTGATATCATTCAAAGTGCCGGGCGTATCTTGAGAGAGGTACCAGAGAAACGAAAGCACATACCGCTTATTGTAGATATCATGGATACGTTCTCCCTCTTTGAAAAACAGGGGTGGAAACGCCTGTCTTATTACAGAAAAAGTAAATACGAAATAGACTACAAGTATGTGGACGACAATGGGTGTGTTCGCAAAAACAAAGAGGGGGATGGTGGCATATTCATCAATACGCGTAAATTGGTGGATCTCAAGGGGTTCAAAATCTCTGCATTAGAGAGCGAAGACGATTTAGAAGCTGCGGGTGTGATTATTCAGAAATAAGACGACATGCCACCGGTTGATCTACATAACCATTGTCTTTTTTTGGTTCAAGGTCAATGGGTCCAATCTTTCCAAGCCATTCTACATCGTAATTCGTAGTCTTCAACCATTCATAGAATGCTTTTATTTCGTGTTTCTCGTACGTCGGGTAATTCAGAAGCTCATCAAATACGATAATACTACCAACACGCAACATGCCACCAAGTATGTCAAATGCACATTTCGTGGAGCTGTAAAGATCACAGTCTACGTGCAAGAAGGAGATAACTTCGCCCTTGTGTTCTGATGCGAATTGCGGAAGCGTAGTATCAAACCACCCTGCAATCAGCTGCACATTGGACGGTACTGCGGGAAGACGTTTCTTTAAAGAAAAGGCCCCTTTGGCAAATTTCATATCAGGGCGACCCCAGTCTTCGGGGAGACCTTCAAAGCTATCAAATCCATAGATGGTCTGTGTAGGCATTGCAACTGCCATTTTCCTGATAGAACGTGCGGAGTATACCCCCAGTTCCAGAACAATTCCGTCTTTAATACGTTCCAGAGTAAGTGCATGTTCCAACGGTGCGATTTCCAAAAGTGGCATAGTATCTACCATGTGTTGTACAAATTCATTGTAGTCTTTTTTCATGCTGTTGTATTTATAATTTTGATACATAAAATACATATCTTTGTGGGACCGCGAATGTATAGATGTAAAAAAAATATTCTGAATTACAAAGGGCTTCCGCAGTTGGTTACACATGGGGCCATCTCAACAGAAGAAATATACATTTGTTCATGTGACAAAGAGTGGTGGTACGGCATTTTATTCATACTTTACAAAACACTTGAGCGAATGGTTTGAAGGGAACAGAAAACATACACTTCTCTGTGACAAATATACAAATCCCATTCTCATTCTTCGTCATCCTGTGGAACGTTTTTTAAGTATGTACAAATACTGGAAGAATGGAAGTGATATGCACAGACCAAAACAAACATCAGATAAAATCCGTGCCGCCACCATCAAAGATTTCATTGATATCTTCAAGCGGGGACGCGATAACCCCGCTATCCTTAAAGAGGAGTTGTATGGACGAAACTATCTCTGGGATGCCCATTATAAGCCAACAGACCACTGGATTAATGGGGTAGACTGGAAATACATTACCATAATTGTATATACAAAACATTTGGAAAACATTATTCCAGATAAGCTCTGTGCTACCCTTAACATCCCTGTACCTGAAGCACGTTTGGAAACAGTAAATGTGAGTATCGCAAAAGAACCAGTGATGCTTGACGACGAAGACATCGCATTTATAAAAGAACAGTATGCCGCAGATTATAAATTATGGGATGCAGTACATACAAGCCCTGAACTTTTCCATGCCGTCATCCGTGAATGAATAATTACTTTTCGTTTTCATTTTTGTATCCATACAAACAAATAACATTACAGTGTTTCTTATGGTACCACCATCTCTTATCAAAAATCTCGCACATATCTTTTTCACAGGACCCGCTCTTATCTATGTAGGAATTCATAAGACATCCAATGCTCCATGGATTTTCCGGACAATGGCAATCGTCGGGGGCATTCTGTTCTTCTACTTTCTGTGGAAGTTTGCCATGAATGTATCCGAACTCTGGTATCTTGTACATGCCATTATCTTTATGTCTCTAATCTTCTACGTGGGTTGGAAACAGGGAGCCGTTAATCCCACCTTCTTCTCCGTTCTCATAGCCATCGGATTTGGTGCGATTGGATACCATAGCTACCGCTTTTTGGGTGCCACCATTTTCCGCAAACAGGTTCTTTCTTCGCCGACCATAGACATCATGGTGTAAAATAGAAGATACAACAGACAAAAAAATAAAACCATTCATATAATAAAAGAACACGAAACCCATTCCATCATGTCAACGATGATTACAACTATTAAGAAATCTCTTACCGCTCTTTCTGCCCCCGCCATCGCAAAACTCATTACCCTCGCAGTTCTTCTTACTACACCTTTTTGGTCTTACATGAAATTGGGGTTCCTTCAGCACATTTCGTTTAAGGTACTCTTCCTAATTGCTATTATTGCGCTGTGCTTCTACGATTTCCAACTCGCACTTCTCTTGACCATTATCTTCCTGGTGATTATTATCAACGGCAACCATGTGAAGATTGTAAAGAGCAAACTCAATGGCGGCAGTCTTATTGAAGACACCAAAGAAGAATTCAACATTGCTGAAAACCTCCCCAACGAAGAGTGTTCCAGCTTCAAGAAGAATGAAATCAACAAGGACCTTGTAGCACACTACATTGACGACAAGATTAAGCCCTATGAAGTGTACATTAAGATGCTTGTCAATGAAGAAGCTCTCGCCGATGCTTCAAATGGTGCTCTTGCGGTAGAACAAGCGTCAGAGGAACCCGTTGCCAATGCATAAGTACTTGTACCACCGTGTCTAATTATTTTTCTTTGACATCCAAATCATCACTTGGAGCCTTGAATGCAAAATCACTAAACAAATTCCCTGCGAGCTCTTTATTTTGCATTCGCTCGGCTTCTCTTTCTCTTAGGCGTACTCTACGTAGAGCTTTCGAAAGTTCTTCATCTATATTCACAACGTATTTATACTTTTCGCCCACGATTTTCATATCTCTGTAGATACTTTCAAATGGGCCGCGGAACAACTCATTTTGAATTCTAAGACCACGTTTATCCAACATTGCAAACAATTCCTTCTCCGCCTTTCTGGGGTCATTTACTTTGAACCATGCCAGAATTTCGGGGTCTACTAATGTATTACGGTAACGATATAAAAGTTGATGCTTCTCTCGTTTCGTAAATCCAACTTTGAAAATCTCTCTATCGCCATCTTTGTAAAACGCACATGATACAATGTATAGATAACCGTGCGATTGCTTACTAAAGATCTTCATGTTATGTATGATATTCTATATTATAGATGCACATCTCTATAAGTAGATATTGTATACCATAACCATGCCATAAAACACATATCTGTTTGTATCGGTCAGGATAGGGGTGGGAAGGGGGAGGGGACGCTACATGTAGTGTGGCGGAAAACAAAAATCAGAAGGAGCGCTTACGAGCGGCTAATCCGTTACCGGCGAGAATAATTTGTACCAACACCAGTATCATAAGGATAATAATGGCAAAGAGGATGTATGACCTACGCTGCTGGTTTGTAACACACTGGCTATCTTTCTTGTACATATATACGATGAACATGATGGTGAAAGCCAGGGTGTAAATGCCGAGAAGAACAGGGAAAAGTAAACTACGTTTCATAATGAGTATAGTGTGCGCGGCGAGAAAGAGTGCACCCAGAAGAGCCAGAACAATTGTTACGGTGATGGACATGAGTAGATTATTTATTTTATGAAAGCATTATTTTTTGCCAGGGGCCTTATCGCCCCAGTAAAACATATTCCAGTTGTTAAGACGGCGACTTGGCATCCTCTTAATAATCATAGCAATGCCCAGAAGCCAAAGGAAGGAACCACCTGCAATTACAATGTACATCATGTTACGTGTGATTTTCTGCTGTGAAAACAGACCACCAATGATAAAGAAGGCAGCAAAAACAAATGTCGTGAGGAAAAGCACGTCGCGTTTGCGGGTGTAAGAGTTGGCTTTGTATTCACTAAGGAAGAATGCTTCCTTTTCTTTCATAACATTCGTCTTGAGAATATCGTTGGTACGCGCGAGAGTACCACGTGCCTTGTGGTTTTCTTTGGAGACGTGTTTGTTAAGACTATAGATTTCGTTATAGTTGTTAAGTTGGTGGGTGATATCTTTAAAATTCATAATATCTTCGTCAATCGTTGGTATAGATGCAATTCCCATTTACATAATAAAAATAATTTTTTTACACGCTATTTGGTAGCAAACATGTTACGTATCCACAAAAGCAGATAAACAAGCACAATAAGCGTCATAATGGTACCCATGCCCATATACACCCATTTCTCCTTCTTGATAAACAGAAGGCCGGTTCCTGCAACGACAACAACAAAGGTAAAGAAGATAGCAGCCATGAATTGAGTACGGGAACCAGTGTACCTCTTGTAAATTTCACTGTTTGTGTTTTTCAGAGTGCGGACGTTCAGTTGATTATTGGAGATGTCTTTGCTGAGCTTGTTGTTTTCGTAACTTGCCATGAGTGTCTCGTCGCTAAGTTTTTGAAGTTCGGAAACGATTTCAACTGTCTGAAGCTCACGGGTACTATCATCGCCTGCGTATGCTATGCCGCGATTGTTACGCCTGAGGTAATATGCCAGAGCATCTGGGATGCCCTGATAGACGGTACTGTGAATTTCTGTGACACCAAAGGGAGAAGCGAGGTCGTTTACGAAATTGTAAGTGTACATAATCTTTGCGAGAAGACAGTGACGAGCACCAATGAAGTTTCCTTCTTTGGTGTATTTCTCCATAACGACTTGAAGGAAATCAAAGAGGATCATGGGGTAACACGTCTTGATGTACATATCCACTAACGTCTTTACGGTAAAGAGGGCGATGTTCTTGTCGGGGATGTTCTTCGTAACAGTACTTGTAAATGTATTTACCATAGTGGTACGCAGAAGAACATAGTACTGTGTGTAGCTACTGGAAGTCATGGCCTTGGGGTCAGAAAATGCATTCACAAAACCAGTGTAATCGCTTTCCGCAATCTTCTCTGCTTCAAAGAGAGCCTTCATAGATTTGATGCTTGTGTTGCGGAGTGCTTCTTTCACAGCTTTGTAATCATCGCCGAAAATTCCCTGGATGTACTGTATAGCGTAATTGCGAATGCGTTGTGACTCTTTCGCCTGTTGCCTCTGAGTAACGTTTTGAATATTGTCAAAGTTTTTGGTGGTATCTTTGCGTAGACGAGTACGAGCATCTTCGAAGTATACCGACGTAGCTCCCTGATAAATAGCACCGAAGTAGCGATCAAATTCCGTATGCGATGCACTCTTAAGATATTCGTTTACATCTCCCCCTCCAAGAATTTGGATATAAGCATCAACCGCATCTTTAATACCTGCAATCATGCGTCCCTTCAACTCTTTCGGCGTGGATGTACTGGTTTCCACAATGTTTAGAGAGATCTGATTCGTCATGGGGTCACCAGAATATGAGTTTTTGCGTATCTGTTCTTGCAAGTTTATTGTTGCTGCGGACGCCGAACCATTATTAGAGGTAGATGTATTCTCCGAAGGTGATGGTGTATAGTTCGTCTTGGAAGTACCTATGGTTGCAAGGAACATCTTATCTTCTTTGTCTTTGGGGAATTCCGGTACCTTTCCAAGGCGTTCCAAGTACTTGTCTACATCAAAACTCATTTCAAAATTAAAGTTGACACTGGAGATGGGGACGGCATATTTATTTGTATCTACTACTTTAGTATCGGTTGCATAAAACCTTTTTAATGCTTCTGGTATGTCATATACATTGGAGGAACCATACAGCATCCGAAGCTCTGTATCATAATCTGACGACATTTTAATAGTATTGGATATTTTATTTTGCCCAAATGAGAAGACTATTTCTGTGATCAATAACAAAAAGAAAGATAATAATAGTGTTACGATTAATGTAAGCGTGGTATCATCGTACTATACACAACAACGGTAAGCAATATATGTTCCCGCTGTAGGACTGGGCCGTGTTACTTTAACCATTTCCCCACTCTTAATAGCATAATATTTTGCGATTGGGTCACTCTTAAGAATGACTGGGAATTGGAACTTACTCTTTACATTGTACTTCTCTACAAGTCTTGCAATCTCTTCTTGATCACGAATCACTTCGTGTTTCGGGACCAATTCATGTTTCGTAATATTAAACTGCAACGTCTTTACCTTGTAGCATTCAATGTTTAGACCAAGTGTATTTATGGTTTTCATATTGTTACTCGTAATGTCATCATTCGTTACCAAAATATAGAGAGCAAATGGTGTCTCGTCATCAAAATACTTCTTCACTTCCGCCCATTTAAACTTAGGGAGGGTATAGTAAATAATTTTTGTTTGAGAGGGTAGCAGGATTTCAATAACGGGTTTCAAGTTATCCACTTGAAGCACATCTTGTACATGTTTTGTACTTACATTGCCATTGTCTATGCCTCTATCTGTAAGCATCTCCAAAATGGTTTGGAAGCTCCGTGTAATCTTTTCAACATCCATATTTACCCACACGCGTGTTTATTTACTTGTTAGTAAGATATTTGGAAACGTGTAATAACGTGCAGGGACTTCGTTATTGTAAATAAAAACAAGACAATGTTTTCTAAACTTCAAATTTTTCTTTAGGAAGATCACAACTCTTCTTCTTCGGCTTCACCAAAGGCACTCTTGAAACTATAACCCTTCCATCCTTCTACCTTCATGTATTTCGATGTCTTACCCATGATTTTCGTGAGACTCGTGTTAAATGCCTTCTTCGTTGCCTTGAAGTGTGTCGCATTTTCTTTCACCCAGTATTGGAATTTGTTATAGAGTTCCGTAACCGACACGAACCCACGGTCTTCCTTCTCCAATTCACTTTCCACAAACTCGGCAAACACATTATTCTCCTTCTTGTATTCTTCAGTACAGTGCAACACCGCCTTCGGCTCCATAATCCCCTCTTGCATATACATTTTATAGTATTCAATCAGAAGTGCCATGAAGTGCTCTTTCCAGCATTCAAACTTAGAGGAGAGATCCATATCCATCATGTGTTCATTCTTCTTTGCTGGGTCAGGTGTCAATGTAAATTTAGAGGTGTATTCTACCACACGAAGACGACGCCATGTGCCATCGTCATCTGCATTGATGTGTGGCAAGTGGTTGCATACCAGGATCATCTTGAACCTCGGCTTGAATTCAATGGGGTCCTTGAAAAGAGCTCGGGTCATAATCTTGTCACCACCTGTATATTCCTTCATCTGACCCACGTAGAGCTTCTCATCATCATCCGGTTCCTGAAGTACAGCAAATCGCTTCCCCTTGGTACGTGCCAATTCTGGACTGGCGGCACTGGAAGATCCACGTTTCTGTGTCAACAGGGTCACAGGGAGCTTCACACAGTAATCCCCGAAAGCACTCTCAAACAGTTCAATAATCTTTGACTTCCCGTTAGCACCCACTCCCGTCCAAATATGGAACTTCTCTTCGCGTACATTACCATTCAAGCAACTTGCCAACATCAGGAGGACGTACTTGCGGATATCTTCATCCATCAAAATCTTGCGGATGCTCTCCATCATTTCAAGTTGGTGCGGGTGGGTCTCGTCATAAGGCACATAGTTAATGTTTGTACTGAAAGAGATGAAGTCGTCGGGGCGACCCTCACGGAATTCAAGTTCATCCAGGTCGTAAACACCATTCTTAAAGCCGATAAGATGACAGTAGTCATCCAACTTCTCTTCAAACTTGGGTACATAGAATAGTTCCTTACACTCCTTGATAATATTGTCCTTGAACGCTGTGGTCTTGAGCTTCAAGGCAATCGCATTCAATTCCTTGGCAGTAGTGGCGGCGCGATCAACTGCGTCTTCTTCATCTGTATTTGCGGCAAGAGCGTTATACTTAGCTGCGTAACGATAATAGATAGTAGAAACATCTTTGCTCAACTTGCTCCTCAGCGAATGCCCCGAGTCGCATTCCTTCCACTTGTGATCCACAAACTCATACCATACGTTCTGCTTGTAAGATGCACATGCATAGTCATAGCGATAGAGGAAGTGTACCACCTTGGCGATATCATGGTGTGTGCCACTCCTACTACTGCGAATAAGAGCATCCAAATCACGGTCTTGGATCTCTTGGAATTTCTCGGGATTGTCTTTACGTGCCCACATCACCAGAGACCCAATACCAAGACCACCTTCCCGCATGTAATTCCAATGGCGTTCGCATTCCCCCGCCTTGTATTTTTCACTGAGCTGACTAAATTTGTCCCAGTCTTCCAGGAGGCGATCATCAATGTTACGTAGACACCACCCCACACGCATCCATTCATTACGATCCTCTGCCCTTTCCTTGCCCAGACATTCTACGACGTTCTTTACATACTCCAAGTTCTCGCATACGTGTACCGTGTTGTTCTTGCGGCTCCCGCGGGTCTTGTTAATCTTCTTGAGAATGCTCTCTTTTTCAAACTGAGCTATTTCATCGCGACATTCTACCAAGAGAGGGGTGGCAATGTATTTATTGCGAATAGAGAAGAGACGTACCATATCCACGGGCAATACATCAATGGGTTGCTCTGTCATGGTCATTGTCTTTCCGGTGCCCGTACACACAATTTTGTAGGTCGCAAGATAAGGCTCACCGCCCTCCTTTTTGCTACCATACATAAACCAGTTGTTCTTGTAGATTACGGCTTCATCAACCACATCTTCAATCTTGTTCTTTAGAGGAAGGTCTTTGAGGATGTCTTTCACCATGGGTATGACCTTTTTACGAACAATAAGTTGGACAGATGGTTTTGTGATGACATCGGGAAACATGATATGCACCCCATCTTTTACGATCTTGAGGGAACCACTCTCTGTCAGGGCGGGTCCACTTTTCTCCATGACGTATGCGGTCATGGTAGTGGTTTCATCGGTAACAATGTAGTTGTGTAAAACACTGGCATACGCTTCTACCACTTTTTGGATTTGTTCGCGTGTGTATTCTCTTTTCGGTACATCGTCTGTCGGTTGGAACCGGAAATCCAAATCAATCAATACGGGAGAAAGTTCACGGTGCTTTTCCGTTAAATACAAGTCTTCTTTATTGAGGAAAGCATTTTCATAATTTACCATAAAGTTTTCCAGTTCATCTCCTGAGATGTAAAATGCTCCCTTAGGGTATCCAAGAGACGTATGTGTAAATTCGCACCCCTTTTCTACGCGGAACTGAGAAATATAGTCGCAAAATCTCTTGGTAGCAGAAGCACGTGTAGTGCTTCCGGAAGCACCTGAGACACCGGAACGACCAGCAGCCGCCATATTGTCGGGCAAAATCTTTACAGGCGTGTTAAAATTAGGCGGTACTTCTCCAGCCCCTTGCTGATTATTTGTTACGTTTGTTGAAATAGTATGTTCACTTGAAGGCATTTGTGAACCTTCCATGCTTAATTTACTATGACAGGTTTATTTTTATATCCTTGTCATCAATTTTTAATTTGCTTTTACACCGATTAAAAATGATAATTTTAACCGAATAAAAACATCGAGAGCATGGGGAGTATGTTACATATTTGTGTGATACATGTCCACGGCGTCCGATGGATTTGTGTCACTTAAAAAGTAGGAAGTTATTCATTGGCGTTGTCGTTGGCGTTGGCGTTGTCTTTGGCGTTGTCTTCAAAATGTTCAGATGTTTTATTGTAGTCTGAACGTTTGCGAGAAGACCCCACGGTTTGTTCTGTTGTAATATGATAGTTCAAAACTTGATCCAAAGTAGGGAAAGATGTGATGTTTTCTGCACGGGGCTCTTGTTCGTTTGATGAAGGGAGAGGCCGTCTTATAGGAATACCGGAGAGTGTTCCAGTCTTTTGATAATTGTTATGTCGTGCTTGTATGTATGTATCTGGTGCACTATAATTATGATAAAGACTGGTGTTCTGTTCTGTTCTTTTATAAACATGAGAAAGTTCGTTTATGGTGGGCATTGATTTACGCATTCGTTGTTTTATTTGATATATCTCCTGTCTCAAATTAGATATCTGGTTTTGCATCATGGCTATCTTTGCACTATCAGATGGTGACAATGATTTCTCGGTTGCTGTTTCCGTCTGTGGTGATACTCCTTTTTTACTTTCCACAGGGGTTTTACCAAAAAACCATTGCCACCGCATTGTTTGTTTACCATCATATAACATTTTAACCACGATGATAACAAAAACAACGGATACTATCTAACTATGTTTTATCTTTCAATATTATAGAAATCTTATCATAAGATGCCCAAACGCCCCCCAACAACACCGATAAATAATGCAGAGATAACGTATTGTTCTCCTGCAAGACACGAAGAAGGATTACGTACCCGCAGCTGTTTTAAGAAATCAGAGTTGGTGCAAATAGCCAAAGACATCAACGTTAAGTACCAGAAAAATATTAAAATAGGAAATAAGCCCAAGGAAATACTCCATCGGGAGATTATGGAGACGTTCAAAAATGAATGCGGGGATAAAGAGTATTGTTGGGTAGATAAAGCATTGGTAAAACGTGCTTCTACATTGGCAAAACAAGCTTTCCGACCACCAAAACCCAAAGAATGGAATGTAAATCCCCGCCAATGGCTAAACACGTATGATATATTGTATGTACTAAAGCAGTATGAAGAACGCATAACAAACTTCATGTTCACTGGGGTTTATCCCATTGATTTTCAAGAGAGATATACAGATGGCACTTGTATTGGAGAGAGCTTATGTACATTTGACATTCATAAAGATGTTCTTGAAAAAGGGAAGCGGCGTTTTGCAATCGTACTAAATTTAGATAAACATTATCAAAGTGGCTCTCACTGGGTAAGCATTTATTGTGACCTCCGTGTTTCTTCACCCAATTACGGCATTTTTTACTACGACAGCACGGCACATCCCGCACCCCCAGAAGTAAAGCGTTTTATGACCCAGGTGCAAGAACAAGTTCGCCAATCACCCTCTTATTCCGCATCTTCCAGTAAAAAATTCGTCGTAAAAGAAAACGTCCATCAAAAACAGTACAAGAATACAGAATGTGGCATGTTCAGCATCGTCTTTATTAGCCAGTGCCTCAAAGAAATCCCCTTTGATGAAATATGTAAACGAATGCACAAAGATGATGGTATACATGCCATTCGCAGTGTTATTTACCGCCCCAGAAACACATGAATGTACTCTACAACCACTTGCTCTGTCAAACAAAGCATATAAGACATGAAAGTATTACTGTTAATATAAACCAGAGGTCTTGTTTGCACGGCATGAATACTCAAGACGAGACACGCGGACAAGGACCAGTAACCAATCTGGGCATTGTTATTAATTATTGTTCTAATGAAAAAGCATTCATTGATAGTTTGATCCGCGAATGTTCACGAATTTCTCCTTACATTAGTGTGGCGTATGGAGATCACATGTATGATGGAACTCCTGAGGATACAACTTACCTTCTGGAAAATATCCGCCGGAAGTACCCCCATGTAAAGTACGTACCTTATTCTGTAGATGTGGCGACCGATCTTTATAAAATGCGTGGCGTAGTTCAGAGACCCACTGCTTATTGGTGTAATCTTGCTCGTTGGAAGGGATATCGTGCCATTGAGGAACAGGCTGCATCAGAGAAGGGAACCATAGACTGGGTACTATTCTTGGACGCGGATGAAATTCCGGTAGCGGATATGTTTATGGATTGGGCATCGCGTCTTAGTTCTCGGGACGAAAAAGGCTATACATTGATGTTGCCACCAACACACTCTTTTAAGTTTGCAAATTATTGGTACTTTAAGAATGAGACAAATCAATCCACAGTATTTGAAGACAGCATTCTTATGATCCATACTGATATGATTACAGAGGACAGTGTCTTCCACGATCTTGAGAGAGATGGCATCTTAGCAGTAGCAAAACCACAACAATATCGCATGGTAAAAAGTGCCACAGGAGAACCCATGTTCCATCATTACAGTTGGGTAAGAGGTCGTGCGGGTCTCACAAAAAAATTAAAAACTTGGGCACACCGTGATGATATCTTCAAAAACACAGACGTGGAACAACTTATCGCATATATTTATCGAAATGATGACGCAAATGATATTATTCATCACTACACATACAAGAAGGTGGTGTGTCCATGGTCATTTATCTTTTGATGGGAAAGGCCTTGCAAATGTGGGTGGTATCAACCGATATCTGTAAATTCTGCAATATCTTGTCGGTATTTATTTTTTTCTACAAAGACAGATACCTCTTCTGCAAGAACTTCCAACACGGAATGTAGTGCAGGGGGAATACTAAACTCCACTTTTGTTTTTGTTATGGGTGTGTTTTCTTTTTGTGGTATACTACAATATTCCATGTCGGGATGACTATTGCTATATTTTAGTTCTTTTTTTATAGGCTTCGTTTCCATAATCTCTATCATCTTGTAGATATCAGGGCTGTGATTTTTTATGAGATAGTGTACCAACCGATTGATATTCACGTTGCCATCTTTTATTTCTCTCACAAATTCACAGGCTTCGTGATAATAAATGGATAGACATGTATTACAAATATCTACAACGGGACGACGTTGGTATCCATTCCAACAGAGACTGGCAAATTCATTCTTCCTCGGGTCATATTTAAATGCAGATACTCCTTTCCATAAAAAGGTCTCATTGCAACACATACAAACACGGTTACATAGCCACATGCCCCCGTAATCACATGTTGCATTTTCTACTAAAAAGAATATTAGATCTAAGAGGTTTTGTTGTTTTTTTAGAGATGTCATAGTGCTATCTGAGGTTGTCCGTCTGTTATATATACCTTTTATTTCTACTCTCCACAGCATACGCACATCATTAGCTTTGTATTTTCGTGGTATCATAATACCCATCCATGGCTTCAAATTTTGCACACGACAACTATCAGGTAGTGTATTTTTTCTTGTATCTATGACTTGTAAACTCCAGTTCAATGCGGTGGTCTAAATTTTGAAAGTCATAGAGGTTCCCGTAGCGGTCTGTAAAACGGAAAGAGAGTTTGCTAAGACGTGGGATGGGGGGATTGTATACTTTTATAATACTATTATCTTCGGATATCAACTGGGTGCCGCTATTTGGCTTGGGAATAACCGCGAGGGCATTGTTTAAGTATTTCCCATTGCTTTTGATATATTGGGCATCTTTGAGTGTCATGATGATGTAATTATTGAAATTGAAGTTTTTACGATAGGGCGGTTCTATTTGTGTAGCGGCATCTGAGTTATACATAACACCCTTCTTAAACCCGAGGAGTTCATGTAGCGAATTCAGTTCCGAACCCGTAAAATCAAAACTATATGATCCATCATTGCCTTGGAAAATAAACTTATCCTTTGTGGCATTGTAAGTTACAGATAATTTCGCTTTCGGGGCTTGTGCTGTAAGTACCGATGTTAACATCTGTGCAAACGTGGTCTCTGTATAATCCCCATGGGTTAGTTTAACTGTGATAAGTTGCCCTGCATTCCATATTTTTAAACTATCAAAGTACTGGTTAATCATATACATAGAGAAGGGAATGTGAAGAGAGATGAGTTCCACAGCTAATACGTCATCAATTTCTTCATCCAAGTTGTAATCGTATTCCGCTACATTGGGATACTTGGATGTCTCGCGGTCTTTGCTATCTATAACAATACGCGTGTAACGCTTCCCCGTGGTTTCCGTGGGTACCGTTTTCGGGGGGACAATTACTGGACGTGTTGTTTGCAACGCACTCCCTGGGGAAGAAAAGTTGGCATAATAATTGTTTCTTACGTCCATTTTCAGTTTTTTTAATATGGAGGGATAATAATAAGATGTCTAAACGTGGTGGTGGCATTGCAACTATGGATGACCAGTTTTTTACAAAGAAGAATATTGAAACCCTTGTGCAAATCTTTCAAGAATATATGAAAGAGAACTATCAAATTGTATTTCGTGATAACGAGAGGGTCATGCAATTGCGGAAAGATGTTTTTACAGCAATGAAAACAGTACATTCAGAAAACCCGCAGTATACTCTTGATAAAAAGAATATCACCGTATTGGGTCAAGTAAAGAATATGTACATGAAACAAGCACAACCACAATCAGAAACCCCTCAACAATCTCAAGTCTTACGTGATAGTGATATATACAAAGACCGTAGAGTTGTCATTGATGAAATTGTACGCCCTCACAGTACCACCGTAAAAGAAGATGCATTTGAAAATGCTCCACAAAATGCAGTACAAAACTTGGAAACGTCCATGAATACCCTTAAGATGGAGAGAGAGCCTCGTAGGGAAACCCCTGATCCTAAGCTCATGAAAGAACCAGAGAAGGTGAGTAGTGAGAGTGCATCCGAATTCATGGCAAAACTCGCCGAATTAGAAAATGCCCGTAAGCAAACTGAGGAAGCATTTAAGCAAAAGATGAAGCCGGTGGAAGAAGATGTATTATCCTCTGGTACCAGTATGATCCGTCGCATGGACGAAGATATCCAAACGCAACAACAAATGGCATCTGCGGATATTGTAGATAACCAGGCTCTTTACCGTGCTTCCGTGTCTTCTGTACCCGATACTACAGCGTCTGACAGAAAAGACAGAGATGGGCAAACCGATGCTGCCTCCGACAATGTCAATGTCTCTCTGGAGAAAATTAAAACGTCGCGTCAAGAAATTCTCCCCCCACAGGTGGGACTTCGCAATGTAAAGAAATACATGACAATCAATAGCAGTGACCGCGACTGGGAATTCTACCCCAAACGTTACCAATATTCCATCTCGTTTTCCACAGACTTTCAGAGGAGGTACCGCGACATTACAGAAGTATGTGTCGCCAATGTGATTATTCCCGAGGAGATTAACCTAAAGTGGACGGCGGAAACACAAAAGCCGAATTACAATTATGATTTTAGCTTCGCACATCCCTATCTCCATCTTATCATTGAAGAGTTCGGAAATGTATATGACGGCACAAATGATATCTCCCGCCGTAGCTTCTGTAAACTCATCTTTGATAAAAAGTACTGTACACCCAATGGACGCAGTTTCCTTATTCTAAAGCCCATGCAGGGAGAAACCAAGCTTTTCTATCCCTCGCCGCTTTCTTCCATGCCCCGATTGACGATGTCATTGGTGAGGCCTACGGGTCAGCTTCTGAATGACAGTTATGATGCCTACAAGATTTTCAAGATAGATTATGAAGTATTTAATGCAAACTATCTTGCCATTGTTTCCGATGAGTACTTTGACCGCAATGAATATTACGTAGGAGACACTGTAGTACTGAAAGGATTTACGGGACCATTACACCAAGATCTCGTTAACTTTATCAACCGACCAGAAGGTCATGAAGTACTGGAACTTGGCACCGCAAATGAAAATGGCTACTACCGCTCTTTCTACATCCAGACGCTGGGTGTATTTGATAAAAAACAGGGGTCTTTTAATGTTGATACAGATGCTATTACCGCACTAAATAATTACAACAATACTATAGATTACGAGACTACCACGGATACCAATGGTGTCATAATGAACCTTTCCCTTCAACACAGTATTTCCATGAACCTTGTTACACGCGAAGCAGACGTAGGTCATCAAAGTACCAATCTTTTTACACAACGCAGTTAACAATCTTTTTTTAGCCGTTTGTCATTATGGTATAGGTTGCGTGTTTCCCAGTGCTATCACTGGCGATATTCATGATACCCAGTTTTACAAGACGACCGGTCTCTATGTAAATACGGTAGTCGTATACTTCATTTGTATCCGTGCGTACCATGAATTCCCCTTTCTTGGTAATATATACCGTGGCTTTCCATTGTGTCATGAGTAGTTTCTTTTTGTACTGAGAGTTGAGAAGCTCGTCATTTATGTCTTCTTTAACAATGATTTCTTTGGTACTAATGTTGTTGGGAAGACGAAGGCATGTCGTGCCAGTGGGGGCATTCATAGCACAGTCGACACTTGCGGTCTTCATAGCATCAAGGAACTCATCAATAATAGTTGCCTTTGTCTTTGCAATGTTATAAATATATTCATCAGAAGTCATAGACTTGTCTTGACGCTTGATGGTTACCGAGGTCTCTTTTTGTTTTTCTGTAAAGGTCATGTGGTACATATACACATCCACATGGCGTTCTTTTGGAGGTAAATCAATGTGAGAACGTGTACGCACTGCACGTCCTACAACTTGGTCAGTGCGGATACTATTCCAATAAGGTTCCATGATGTGTACCTGACGTACATTCTTAAGAGAGATACCCTCGGCACCAGATTGCGTAATCATCATAACCCGAATAATGTCACCGCGTGTATTAAGTGGCTCCTTCTCGGGGATGGCTGCCCCAGATGCTTTGGCAATAAGAGGAAGCTTTTCGCGAATGGGTGCAGGTATGGCATCCATTTCGCTGTTGAATATCTTGAGTAGAATGCGTGTTTCTTCGTCGCTACCGGTAAAGATAACATATTTTGGCTTTCCCCAGTCTTCTTCGGGCATATCTATGTCCCAGGACCCATGTTCCGTACGCTTAATTTTAAATGGTACAAAGCCGCGTTTCTGAAGAGCCAGAGCAAGAATACCGAGGCCCTCTACTTTACGGAATTGGGAATAGACCATGCCACACCCGCGTAGTTCAGAGAGGTGTTGTACAATGGTTTTCATCTTTGGGCTATATTTCCCCAAGTTTTTCAGTTCCAACACGTCACTTTCATATAATGCTTGGAGAGCATCATCAATTTGTTGTATGTACTCTTTCGCCATGTCTGATTTCTTAGTGGGTTTCTTGGTTTCTTCTTCACCGACCCCCTCTTCCTTCATGAGGTTTTCTTCTTCATCCATGATATCAATCTCTTTCTTCATGTATTTCATGTTGCTTGGGAAGGGACGCTTGATTTTAGAGGGGAATACAAAGTTGCAGAGAGCGCGAGAGTAGAAACGATACACTTGTCCTGAACTGTGGAAAACATTTCCCCCTTTGCCACCCTTCCGCTTGTTTTCTTGTCGTCTCTCCTGCAAACGTTTCTTTTCGTAGATGGTAAACATACTGTCATTCATGGGAAGAGCTACTTCATGTGTTTCTACAGATGGATAGAGATCCGGATTGTATGTACTATAGAATGAAATGGAACCCATGATACGACGCATAAAGAGGTGGGAATTTTCCATGTGGTTTGTGGCAAAGTTTACAAAGTATTTTACAAACTCCTCTTCTTTTGTGGGAAGTGCCAAGCTTTCTTTTACCACAATGGTGTTGTGGATTTTCAATCCTTCGCTGCTAAATAGTTCGCGTATGTACTTCTTTGCATCCTTGGGATATTTCACATCTGCCCCAGCATCTTCGGGAATGCGTTGCACCAGTGTATCATCACGACTTGTGTAATGGAACCCATAAGGAAGGAGAGAAAGATATACCTTGTGTCCATTGGGTGCTACAGTATAAGTGTCAATAAAATGGTCTTTCGCTATCATCTTTTCAATGGCATCTTGGGTAAATAATGTATCTCCCTTCGTTTTGATTTCATATACTTCGCGTTTCCCTGTAACAATGTTGATGAGGTAGGCGATTTCATGGGGATAGTTGATAATAGGGGTTCCCGAGAGACAAATGATTTTGGCACCTTTTGCATTCAGAAGGAGCTTGTAAATGGCTCCGCCGATAATGCGGTTATTTGATATGCGGGAGACGAGGTTGTGAACTTCGTCAATAATAATACATTTATTATCGAAAGGGTTTTGTCCACCTTTCGTCAGTTCTTCTATATGTTTGCGCGTCATACCATTGAAGTTTATGTACTGAAAACGTTTACGAGCAATGAAGTCCATCTGTGCTTGGATTGCTTGTTGTTCGTCTCCTGTGAGTTTTGCAAACGGTTTAGAGACGGGTGTCTTTTCGGGGTCGGGGAGCCATAGTCCCTTTTTACTCTTGACAAATGTGGGGAGTTCCTTTACTTTCAAGGTTTGATATACGTACTCAGAGACATCCTCTTTGGGAATGAAGACCCAGTTTTGTTGCATCTGGAAAAGGTCACGGCCACATTTCTTAATCTCGTTTACGTAGTTATCGCGGAGACTGGCGGGTATCATAATAATAACATCCATGTGGTTATAAAGCATCTCGGCGGCAGCAATGGAACTACATGATTTACCAGTACCCAGTCCGTGATAAAGAAGAAGGCCACGATAAGGACTTTGGTACTGTAGATAGTCTTTAATAAAGGATTGGTGGGGGAACATGTCTACACCCATCTCTTTCTCGCGTTTTCCAACCTTTTTCATTTTCCGAGGGGCGAATGCGGTATCAAGCCATGTAGTGAATTTTGCACGGTTAGGAAGTACCCATTGGTCAATAAGCCTATCAATCTTATAGGGAGTTTCCATGGCAGCGTCCGCCATGGCATTTTGGCTCTCTTTCTTTATTCCCGATGTTTCCGTCTTCTTAGTTACTTCCCCTTTCTTTTTCACAACTGTCTTCTTTTTCTTTTCACCTTCAGAGACTACCATGGTGCGTTCCCTTGTATTTATTCTTTGATTAGAAATTCTACAGACGATAAAACAAAAACGCTTAGAGAAATGGTACATTATATGCATATTATTGCATAGCATAACGGACTATGGCATATCGTCTTTGTATAGATCACCGCGAAACCAAACTCAAGGATGTCTGGTCCGGTGCCAAAGTATCTTCCTTTGGTGACATTACACCGGAGTATTCCAATCTTGAACACGGTGATATTCAAATACATCGCGGGGATGAACCCGTAATTGTGATGGAGAGAAAGACCATCTCTGATTTATTGGCATCTGTAAAAGATGGGCGTTATCGTGGTCAGAAAGCCCGTATGATAGATATGTATGGGGCATCGCGTGTGTATTATATTATAGAAGGGACGGTGCCTTCTATTACATCTACGCGGAAAGAAGATAAAATCATTCACGGTGCCATTACAAATACGCGTTTGCGTGATAAGATTGGTGTATTCTTTACTAAGAATGTGGAAGAGACGGCCTTTCTTATTATGGATATCTGGAAGCGTGTTATCTCTGAAAAACAACAGGGGATGTCTTCTCAGAATGCCACCGATGCATTTAGAGAGACATTGGTGAATGGAAAACGTAGTACTGCGACGGTTTCTCTCCATACAAAGACTGAGCCGACGGTACAAACGGAAGTGATGTACGATAGCTCTCGCGTCGTACAACCCGTCGTGGATCATAAGAAAACTGCATGTTTCTACAACATCTTGGTGCAAATTCCATCTGTGTCAATAAAAACGGCGGAAGCAATTGCAACCGTATATCCTACGATGGAAGAACTAATTGATGCTCTAAAAGACGATGAAAAATTGAAACAGCTTAAAGAAATGAAACTTATGAATAGTACTACAACGAAAGCCGTTGGTGGTGGCGGTCGCAGAATATCTACTACCGCTATTGCAAATCTACAGACATATCTTTTACGAAATGACGGAGAATGATGCGAGGATGGGTGTCGCAAACGAAGAGGAAATTACGGACCTTCCCTTTAATCCACTAAATATTGTTATGACGGATGAAGAACTCTTGGAGTTTCTCCAACGCTTTGGTGTAAACACCTTTTATAATATTGATCGCTATAGATGTGCTTTCGTTCATAAGTCTTATTGTACCAGAAAAAATGAGAACTTTCACAATGGCAATACAAAATGCCCAGATGGTTGTCTACCGCTTCAAGAGGAAAGTTATGAAGTATTGGAATTCATTGGCGATGCCATCTTGAGCAAAGTAGTAGCAACCTATTTGGTGGAAAGATATCCAGAACAAAACGAAGGCTTCTATACGCGTATGCGAACCAAACTGGTGAATGGAAAGATGCTCTCAAAGTTGTCCAAAGATATTGGGTTTCAAAAGTATCTCATTATCTCCCATCAAATTGAAGAGAGCAATGGAAGAAACATCACCAGTATTCTTGAGGATGTATTAGAGGCATTTATTGGGGCAATTTATATGGATCACATGGAAGGTGGAAAACAAGCGACCGATGGAGATGAAAATGCGAGTGAATGGATTGTAAATATGTTGGAAAGCAATATTGATTTCGCTGAGTTGATTAAGAAAAATAATAACTACAAGGATACTCTTCTAAAATATTTCAGAGCAAATATGGGTTATGTGCCCCGTTTCGTGGAAACAGACATCACCGTTCAAAATCATCGCAAGGTATTTAAAGTAGCTCTTAAGGACCAGAACGATGGATTAATTGCAATTGGAGAAGGGGGGAGTAAGAAAGATGCGGAAAATAATGCCTCCAAGGCGGCTCTTGAAAAACTATCCATTCCTCATTCGTAACGGCCGACGCCAACGCCGACGCCAAAACTTATTATCTTTTGTTTTTATTTTATTGCATTGTTTGCGTATGCGTAAGCTCATTGGATTTTATGGTTCCAGAGAGAAGTGTTGCCAAAAGCGATTGCGGAGGGTATGGTCTTTCTGTAGACGCTTAAGATACTCCCTGTTGAAAAGTTCCATGTTCTTCGCACCCGTGGTAGTGATAATGTTATGTATCATGGCGTGATATTCCTCCTTTTGTTTCTTTTTGTTTGTCTTTACCATGTCCATGTAGTATGCATATCTTTGTTCATTCATAGGCGTGAGGTTAAAGAACTCCACAAATTGATAGTAGTTGGCAAGGGCATTCTTTAGTGCGTATTTCACCGTAGGAGGACTGTCAAAGTATTTATCTGTTTTTGTATTAAGATACTCCTCGTATACATTGAAGTAAGACGACTGTAGGTTTTCAAGAATGGTCTTTGTTGCCGTCTTTACATTCATTGAAATCCAATCTTCATTATTGTAAAAGTATACTCTATTTGTGCGTTTGTCATAGTACATGCACATCATTTGTAGGGGGTCCGTGGGAACTACATTATCGTCTTCTTCATCATCGTCGTCCGTTTCTGCAAATGGAGTGCTGTCGTTCACAGAGTTCTTGTTCATAGGGGGGATACTTGGTAAGTTTGTCATGTTGATATTGTCTGTAGTAAAGATAATGGAATCCCGTACGATCTCTTTGAAATCATCCATATTGATAGTGTATTGCTTGTATTTTAATTGTTCAAGACGTGTATGAATGGTATCATATTTCTTTTCAATGACATCCTCAAAATCAACGGTATGACCTACATTTAGAATGCTCATTTTTGTTTCGGGGTCAAGACGTTGAATGAAGGCATCTACTTTGAAATAACGGATAATATCATGAAGTGTAGGTACCTCTTTTGCGGATAGCTCTTTCTGTGGGAGACGGTCGTCGTCCGCCGAACCCGGGGTTTGTGTAGATGCTTCTGCCATCTTTGGTTTTTTAGAAGCTGATTTCCCTCTCTTGTGTTGTTTCTGTTCATCTCCGAATTCATCTTCCATGAAATCAAAATCGCTTCTCTCTTCTATAACATCTTCGTATTCATTGTCGGAATGATTATCGTCGCAACCTACACCACACTCTTTTACACGCGGAGAAGACTTTTCTTTGATAATATCCATGTTTGGTCGCACCTTTCTTTTTTTTCTTCCATCATCACTATCGTAATCTACAAAGCCTTCAAGGGAAAGACGGGCGGGGGCTGCGACACATTGTTTGATATCAATATTATTTTCATCCTTAATCTTTTCTTGAGGGAGTGTTTTTGTTGTCTTCTTTTCAAGAGGGGCGTTAGAAATTGCTGCAATTGCTTCTTCAGCGATAGTAACAGGAGTTTTCTTTTTAGTAATACTAACCGTTTTCTTCTTCTTTTTTTCTACAAGTTCTCCGTTGGAAATATTATTGGTATTGTATGCAGAAACAAGAGAGCGGATAGAAGCAGAAGACGTGCTGGTAGACATACTCTTTCTGGCATTGGGAGCCACCTTTTTCACATCTACTTCGCCATTCTTTTTCATTACCAGCTTCTTTGTTGCAGAGGAAGCCACTGTGCTCTTCTTGACAAGAGGTCCTCCTTGTACCAATTTTCCAGCAAGTACTTGATTTTTCACGTCTTCGGTAATATTCACGTACTCTTTTCCGCTGCTCACTTTATAACATGTAAGTTTGCGGTCCAGATGGCGCGTCATTCTCGCCACATAATCTGTAGTGTATGCACAGTTGGGGCAATGCAGACACACTTTGGGTGTGTTTTTAGCGTTGGTTGTCATCTTGTATGTATGTGTTCTTGTCTTGTATATAAAATAGGCTGTACGAGCGATATATGCTGGTAAAGCAGAGTTAATATATATTCTCAATACCTGTTTAAGTGGTCTTCGGTTAAAAAATAAAATATCATTACGCCATCCTCCTCCTTATGTCGCCATGTATTAAACGGGAGGATTTTTCGGGAGAATGGAGCCTACAGATGTACTCTTGGAGTCCGAAAGAAGTGTTCCGATAAGTGCGGTTTGTTCCACACTGGGATTGTAATTATTCGCACCACCTACACAAACAGGTGGAACCCGCATCGGTACCGTCCATTCTAAGCCGTCCATCAATATCATATCTTTGTCGGCGGTCTTATTGGTGGCCTTGTCACCGGCTGTACCTGCCATCTCTTCTTCGGCACTCCAAAAGGCCTTGTTTCTCTCGCAAACATTCTTGAGGTGTTGCACACCCCTTTCATTTATGTAGGCCGCCGTCTTTGCACCACTGGAAGCGTAATAAGGCATTTGTACCGACCCCCCTTTGCTCATGTTATCTACGAGTTCTTGGTTCGTCTTTTTGATTTCGCCGCCAAGGAAATTAACCATTTCTTCTTTGGAAGAAGTTTCTGTAGATTGGAGTGCTTCCTTTTCCTTCTCCACCGCGGCCTGTCGTGCCTTTAGTTCGTCCAACTTTTTCTTAAGGGTTTCTTCTGATGCATCAATCTTCTTGTCCAATACGAAATTTAGAATAAATGCCCTCATCTTGTTCTTATCAAACTCCACCTCTGAATACTTCTTCTTCAAGAAAGCCATTGTTACTTCATCAATGTACTGATTACCAGTAAGGGCTTCATAGATTTCCATAATATCCATAGATACTTGGCGATCCGTGATGTCTCCGCGAAGCCCCACAAATGCACGGTTACTCTGTAGTTTTTGAATACGCTGATATTCTTCTGAGGTCAGAAGAAGTTGTTTAAATTTCTCTTCATTAAAACCATTCTCTCCCTTCTTCAACATAAGACTGTACTTATAAAGTTCTCCGCGACTGGGGCTGCGTTCCAGATATTCGTCAAACAATTTAAACACGATGGCCTCTGTTCCGATTACCTTTAAACTTGCAGTATAAAGATTATTAACACTTAAACTTTTACGAAGCGTTGGTGCCGTGGTACTGATTACATCTCGCAAATCCGCCTCGGTGAGCTTCTTGGATGTTGCGTAGGCTACGTAAAAGTTCAATTCATCGGTAGAGGGTGCCATATTGTACATTTGCTCGTAGGCATACTTGATGCGTTTTTCAATGTCCGAAACAGAGCGTGTGTCTTTCTTTGGGGCGGCAGCCGTTTCGGCAGTGTCCGCTTCGGCATACTTTTCCACCACCTTTGAAGGTTCCACTTCTGCATCCGATTCTTCTGCATCATCTCTGCTTTCCATGATAAAGAATATAGCAATTAGCGTAACAAAAAGAAGAAGAGCAATTCTCGAAACAGAAAAAAAGTCCAGTTTCATTTTCCAATAGTTACTTTGTTTTGTTATCTACGAAGAACTTTATTTTTCCATAAAAGAAAAGAGAAGAATAGAAAGCAATTATGGTCTATATATGGAGACAAAACAAGTTGTTGTAATTTATTGTAGGGCTGTGGCACAAGAGAGCTATGTTTTTGTAATAAGTTTGGCACCAATACCCATGGTTTGAATTTCTTGCAAGAATAGTTTACAAGCATAGGGGATACGCACTTCGCCAAAGTGATTAATGTTTTTACAGTTATTGCATTTGTAAATATTCTTATCGGGGTTTACAACCGCCATATTATTGCATTTCTTGCAAGTGAATAGTCTGTAGTTGTCCGAACATTCCATCAAACGTTCCTTTAAGAACTGGAAGATACCGTGTGCCCAATTGCATTCCAGCTCCATCTCTCCAATACGCAATCCACCATCACGTGCCCTTCCCTCCGCCGGTTGACGCGTCAACATCACCACGGGTCCCGCATTGCCTCTGCTGTGTACCTTGTCCAAAACCATATGCTTAAGACGCTGGTAGAATGTAGGACCGATAAAGATATCACACTGCATCTGTTGTCCCGTGCGTGGATCGTACATAATCTCATTGCCATAACGCTCCATGCCATGGTCCTCCAGTACTTGGGCAATTTTTTCCACATCCGTCTTATTGAATGGGGTGGCATCTCCGTACTTCCCCTCGGTAACACATGCTTTACCAAGAATACACTCCAATAGCTGCCCGATTGTCATACGAGAAGGAATGGCATGAGGGTTCATAATAAGATCGGGAACAATGCCATTTGCCGTGTAGGGCATATCCTCTTGGCGATAAAGCATTCCCACCGTTCCCTTTTGTGCACTCCTGGCACTAAACTTATCTCCAATCATTGGTACACGCTGACTGCGAATACGCACTTTACAGAAATTGTATCCCTCGCCATTGGTATTGGTAAAGTAGCGGTCATTGTAACAGTTCCGGTCTACAAAACCAGCTTCACCATTCTTCAGACAGACACTGTTATCCTTGTGGGTAATACCGGTTTTCGTCTTCGTGGGCATACATTTGCCAATAATCACATCCCCCGTTTTCACATACGTGTTCTCTTGTACAAAGCCGTCATCTTCCAGCTTGTCATAATTAAAGGGACGCTTCGGTCCATTGTCACTCACCGGCTTGGTAAAGAACTCTTCTTCCCCGTTGGAGTGGTTCTTGTTGTTCTGCTCTTTGTACGTCTTCAGATAGGTTGTCACGTAAAGTCCGCGGTCCACTGCTGATTGGTTCATAATTACTGCGTCTTCTTGGTTAAACCCCGTATATGTTGCAATTGCCACAATCGCGTTAATGCCACTCGGAAGCGAATCATTATTCATATACTTTGAAATCATCGTAGAGACCAGCGGTTTCTGTGGATAGTTCATAATATGACCCATGGTGTCATATCGGTTGCGGTAGTTTGACGCATAAACACCGAGAGCCTGTTTTCCCTGTGATGCTTGGTAACAATTACGCGGTGCTTGGTTGTGGTCAGAGAAGGGAATACAACTGGCAAGTACTCCAAGAATGAGACTGGGATGGATTTCCGCGTGGGTATATTTCATTGTGGGGTTCTTCGCCAATGTTTCCATATTCATAGCAATAAGACTGACGTTACTTTCTTCTACATCTACGAATTCAATCAACCCAGGTTTCTTTAGCATAAGATCCACCCACGTCGTGTCCGGTTTCTCCAGTAATTCCATCACCTCGTTATTGATACTAATGGTATTCCCTTCTTCCACGACATACAACGGCCGCGAACATCTACCACCCTCTGTGCAAATCTCCAGTTGCTTTTCCGGAATATTCCACGCAATGCCAGTAAAGATATTGATATATCCTTCCAGCTTCATGCGTCGCACAATATCATAGAGTTTCTTAGGGTTCGTATGTGTGCCGATGAAATCACCATTTAGAATAATCTTCGTCTCGTGGAACATATCCCTAATATTCTTGGGATCAAATAGCTTTACCCCGTTTTCAAGAAGGATATCGTAAATGTTATCAGAATTTGACGCAATCGTAATATTAACCGACATCGCCATGTTCTTTACCAGCCCCACAGATGCCCCTTCTGGTGTTTCGCATGGACAGATAACACCCCATTGTGTAGGATGCAACTTGCGCGGTTGTACCAGTTTTCCACTCTTCTCAATGGGAGTGTTAATACGACGCAGGTGTGAGAGAGTAGAAGGATACGTCATGCGATTGAGTACTTGAGCCACCCCCTGTTTATTCTTGTTATTCTTAATTCCCCAGTTACCGGTTGCGAGAGCATAACGAATACCACTTTCAATGATATTTGGCTTAATAATTTTGTTGTTAATATTGGTCTTATTGATAATATTGATGAATTGGTTTGTACGCTTCCAGACACCGTAATTAATCTCCTTGTTAATCATATTCTTCATGTCTTTAATCATTTTCCCATAATACTGGCGGAAGAGACTGGCGATAAGAATACCCGGGGTATCCACGCGTTTGTTAATGTAACTATCGCGGTCATCGTAGTCGCGCAATCCAAGGAAACACTTTAGGAGTTTGTTCACCATGTACCCCAGATACAGTGCCTTCTTCTTAAAGTCATCTCCTACATGAGGGAGGAATTCCCGTGTCAGGATATTCTTCAAAATCTTCATGCGTTCCAGACTGTTGTAGAGGAATTCACGGGGGTATCCATTAATGTTGAGATAACGTGAGAGGTATTCCAGTGCATCGCGTTGGCACTTGATCTCACTCGCCTCATCAATACATGCGTGGAGACTGTTAATAATCATCTGATTTCTTGGCTCGTCAATATCATGAACAATGTATTCAATAATCTCCTTATCACTCGTAAGGCCGAGGGCACGAAAGAGGATAAAGATAGGCACGTCTGCCTTAATGTGGTGAATATTCGCACGAATAGTACGCCCAAACTGGTTCGGCTTGGAACTAAGCTTCAGAGATGTCACCTTGGGTACCCCGAGCTTGTTCTCTTGTACCGAGCGGATCTCCGCCATGTGGGAGTAAGCGGATACCTTGTTATTCAGAAAGACGTATGTTTTATTCTCGGCAATGCGGTCTTGGCTAATAACCACCTTCTCATTTCCATTCACAATAAAGTATCCACCGAAATCATACTTGCATTCAGAACCGTCTTCTGCGATAATATCATTCAATACACAGTACGCAGACTTGACCATAATAGGCAACTTGGTAATATACACACTGTTAATCTGCTTTGTATCTTCGTGAATTTCGCCCGTTTCAGTATCAAATGTTTCGCAACGAATGTTTACATTTACGTTTAGGTTTCCAGCGTAAGTAAAGTTCCTTTGCCGTGCATCATTCGGTGTCATGGTCTTTGTGCTTCCATCTTTTTCATAAATAATGGGCTTATTGAGTACAGGGTTCTTTATTTCAATACACATGTGATACTTGAAGCGTTCATGTTGTGGGAGATACTCGTGATAGATATCAATGGGATTAAAGCCCTCAATAATCTGCTCCAGTTTTCTGAGAATGAAATCATTGTATGATTCAATTTGATGTTTCACCATACGCTGACCTTGGTTGTGTGTAAAGTATTTATCAATAATTGCGGTCGTAATGGTATCCATATCCATCTGATGTTTGACCATTTTGTCAAGACCTCCTTCTCCTTCATCGCGAATATCCTTCTTCTTCCCTACGAGTTTCTTTTTCATCTTAATAACGTTGTCACCGGGAGCAGCAGCTTTCGCAGACATCATCAAAATTATGACAATGAAAGAGAGTGATGGAGATCTATTATAAACACCTGATGGTTTCTTTATATCGTTTCACGTTGGCCTTATTTGCATTGGATAAGAAGACCATGAGAAAAATGTTTCAATTTTTACATTGGGCGTTTGCATAACGGACAATCTTGGCATATCGCATACCACTGTCGGATACATGCAAGACAGAATGTATGAGAGCAATTATTTAGTTCCAGACATATACGCCGCATCATAGGACAATGACAAATCGCACAGATTTCATCCGCGTCTCTAAGATGTTCAAATGTGTAATGTTCATCCACCATCTCATCAATCTCATACTCTGCATACCTGTCATAAAAAGCATTAAGACTTTGCCCACTTGTCCGGGTGGTCCGCGCAGCTATCTTTGGCGATAGCTGTTTCGTTGTTGTAATATACCGCCGAATGACATTGTTAGAGACACGGCATTTTTCCTGATGAGTGTGTATTCTGTGTTCTTGATAATGGACATGACAATACTTGCACTTAACTTCTATGGGTGGTGTCGGCAGTGTTGCTTCTGCAACTTGTACATTATGTTTTTCAGGCGGCGATGACATGTTGAAATATGGATGAGTACAACGGTTTACGTTGTTTATGTCGCGGAACATAATATTTGCGAAATGTATCACATAGAAAATTGGATGGCCATGATAGTTATATTATCGCCACTTCCTCTTTCCCGAGCCATCACCATTGCACGATAACAACCAATCTTGGAAGGGGCGAGATTCAGATGTTCTACAACTTCATAATTAGAGACAGCATCCCAAATGCCATCTGTGGCGAGAACAACCATCTTAAGATTGGCGTTAACGGCAAAGTCGTAAATATCCGGCTTCCAGATAACATGAGGTGCCAGATAGAAATCACCAATACTACGAGATACTGCAAGGGTTCCATTCACACGCGGTACATCATTGGGTCGCTGTATTACTTTGCCACCAGACTCTATAATGCGTTGTACCTCGGCTTCTGGTTTATGGTCCCGTGTAATTTGATGTACTTGTTGCCCATATTGCATAATCGCACGTGAATCACCCACATTTACAATCCCGACATGAACCGGAACACCTCCCTCATTCTTTATAAGAAGCATAATAACAGCTGTAGTGCCACAATGAGTTCCTATTTCGCGTGGTATTTTTTTTACTAACCGGTGAACCACATCATGTAATATGGCAGTAATATTTTTTACGAGCTTGGTTGTGGAATATTCTTCAGCGGTTCTCATAAGATTTCGCACTGCTTCACGCAGTTCACTTACCAACACATTTGTACATATTTCTGCAACTTTATCGCCCCCATGACCATCAAATACCGCATAGCAATCCACGCCTTTTACTACGTCTTTTTCTACGACATGTCTATCTTCCATATAGGGACGAGAGCCAATGTCCGTGGCGAGTAATACGTTTGGAGACATTTCTTTGATGTATCAATACAGAAATATCATCTGTCAATAACCACGCCGATATCTTTTTTTCTTTTTTTCTATGCATTTTATAAACAGACAAACGGTAGATATCCATGGGAGATGCAATAAAAAGAGAATGGACACTGGAAGGAATACCATTTTCCTCCATTGTGAAAATGTACAAACACCACTCTATGGAAAAAGACCCCGATGATTATTTATACATGACAAAAATCGAAGTAAGCGAATATAAGAGGATACACGGACCCAGTTCGCCGATCAACAACGCCAAACTATTCCCTTCAGGAAAAGATAAATACATTATTGTACCTTATGACAAATCCGTTCCCATTGCAAGAAAGAGGATAATTGATGGACACCATGTTATGACCATTGCACAAATGAAGGCATTACTTCAATACATTACCAAAGACCAAATAGTGCCAAGAGATATTAATTATATGGCTTCGGGACCGCTTTCTTTCATCGTGTTTATACTTACTAAGATTGTGCTAACCTCGGGAGAGAAGAAAGGCAAATGTATGTTAGAGGCGGATCTTGACAGTTACACAGCTAATGAAAAGCTCTTTATAGAAGAACTTGTTTTCTTGGTAAAGCATCTTAGATATGCACCTGCCAGTAGAATTATCTCCATATTTGAAAACATTGACATTGTATATACAAACTCTAAATTAGAGGAAAGGCGTGATGAATTATTTAAATTATTAAAGGCCGGAGATTGGGAAAAGTTCCGCAATGAAAAGATTATGGACTTTTTTGAACTTGTAGACAAAGAGATGGGAGAAAAGTACCCCTCGGTATACAGTATGCTAACGGAAAATGAAACGACGCTAAAGAATAAAAAGGTGACTAAAGCAGATGTAAAAAAAGTACGTACAAACCTCCTCTCTTTCTTAACCAATCATCTCAACATGACTGACATAACCGAAGACAATATGATTACAGAACTTACCAGAATAAACCCCTCAAAATGTACCGTCATTTGTGAAGATGATGTGGTGTGCGGGGAGCCCTTCGCTGATTACATTTGGGAAGATGCCGATAAATTCATTCATATTAACAAGGGGTATTGTTACACGGCGACGTTTATAGCAAGTATGATTGCCGGAAAGCGTGGGGTCATGGATCTCAACGGTCTTTTCCTTTATCAAACGGACATTAAAAATATTACAAAGTTCTTGGGTCACTATTACGGTACGACTTACCCCGAAGAGCTGAGTGATATCATGATATATTTCCAAGGGTACGAAGAGTGGGAAAAGAATGTGATCAAAACCAATTTTAAGATTGACGGCAGTGTATCTGTCGTCGCTTTTGATGCCAGTGATAAATCCCTCTGGACGGAGGATACTCTTACCAAGTTCTTTGCCTTTATGATAAACGATTACCAGAAACTTTCCCAGGTTGCCAGTTCCATAAACGTCATCTTGAAGTCCTCCAACATGATTATGGAAATGATTGGTCTCATGGGATGGATTATGATTAGTGATGATGTGTCGGTAATGGAAAACACGGGAAGCAAGTTTGAGATTTCGCAGTATTGTCTCGGCCAGTTCTTAAACTTTGTGGAAACACTTGACGATAAAACAAAGGCGGAATTCAAGCAAATGACATTTGGCGATGATAACATGGAAAGAATATTGAAAGACATTCCCAGTACTTGTATTCACGGCATTGGCTTCCGTATGATTAACTTTTACATCAATGGTTACATTGCGTGTAAAAACTATCTGGAAACTCTAACCGCCGCCATGGATGAAGAAGCGGAAATTAAGAAAGAGATGTTTGTACCCACGAAACTCAAAGACATTGCAAATTATGGTGGTAAAAATGGCGAAGAATGGAACAAGGCGACTACAGAGGAAATAGAACTTTCAGACTATAATGTTGATGAAGATGACCAAAAGGATTACATAAAATCGTTCTTCAGCCTTGCCCCATTCATTATACCTACTTCTGATGTGGATCATCCCTACGCCATTTACATTCCTTCGGAACATAAACTATCTACTTCCACTTCAAGTACCTTTGTTATCAACCCCTTGAATAGAATTTATCATACCGCATTGTATGTTCCACATAAAAAAGCTTTCCGTTGGTTCGGGTTTGTATACCAAGAAGTATATGAAAAAGAACTTCGTTTTGGCACAGAGGGGTTCAAAGATAATGACTTGTGGTTACCGAACCCCACGAAGAACCCAATGGTGTTTGTATTATCAAGGAGCTTACCGAACCACAAATTCGCTTATTATGAGAAAATCCTCCTACCCAACAAGAGCATGAATGGTGGCATTTCATATATGTACGACATTATTAGGAATAGGAAAGCGGTCTTCACTGCATACCTGCAACACATGAGCCATGTAATCAAGCGAACGGAGGCGGCTTCCTATATTGTTGATGACTTGTTTGGAGAAATCATACCACCGCGTCTTACTGTTTGTATGTCTGATTTCTTCAATCAAGTGGAGAAAGACCTCCCGAAGAAGAGCATAAACATAAATAGTGCAATGGCATACCCCTATAAGAAACATGTAGATAGGGATGTCGTCGGGGTATTCAATGAGCGCGACGAAGATATTACAGATGTACACCAGTACTGTTCTATTATCAAGCGTCTCTTGCTCAAGGAAAATACATCTTCTTTCCCATGGTCGGATATTACGAATTTAATGCGTCTTCTTGGATATTACTATGTCATTGATGAAGTCGTGAAAGTAGATGTAAACAAATACAAGGGTTCTGGGTTTGCATTTAATAACCTCGTTGCAAAAGTGGAGAACATCACGTTGTCAAATATGCTTCCTACAATTAATTCCGTATTTAATTTCATCAATGACAAGAATATGTCGTCTGCGAATGTCAATGTTGCGAAAGAGATGTTGTCTGCAATTATAAGACGCTTCCGTGCATTTGCCATATTCTCTCAAGGGTTTATCACTGCACTTAAGAAGACAAACAAAACATTACCCTTCCCTAAAACGGTGCTTAGTAACAAGACAGATGAAGCCCTCCTTAAATTGTTGGCATGGAAGGGTTTTACGGCATCTAATTTCAGTGATATTGCACGTGTACTCATTGACGATTTCTACTCCATATTTAACCCCGAATACAATAAACAAATCCCTCTTTCGGCCCCTCTTGATATCTCAGAGATTACAAACGAACTACAGCTTCTTGTACATATCAACTCAAAGATGCCTTCCCTTTCTGATGCCGGAAGTGACCTGAGCCGTTTGAATATAACATCGCAGTTACCAAAGTTCGTCAGGTATTACAACGTTATAGATAAAACACTTGGCGAGAATTACATTCAATACAAAGAAGAAGACTTTAAAATTAAAGACGGGGATTATCAGGGTGGCATTATGGAGAAGTATGTATATACTGCCAAACTGTTAACTCTGGAAAACCTACAGACAAAGGTGGCTGGTTGTTTCCTGTTGAATGAAATTATCAACAAGTATTTGAACCCAGACACGTTTGATGCAGAGGATGCGAAATTGATACAAGCATACAACACCCTAAACATCCCTGTGGAACATAGACAGGTACGTGACGTAGATGAATTCATTAAGAATGTTCTTACTGCTCATGTACTAAGGGCAGTAAACCCTATCACCGCCTGCGGTGCTATCTTTGACGCATTTGTATATTAGCTATCGGCCGTCTTGCTCTCTCTTTGCAGCCTCCCCTCCTCCCTTCCTAAAAATTTGACACATCAAGATTGTGCATACCATATTATTCATTTTTGTTCACCTATCGTATATTACGACCTTGTACACACAGGTAAAACATTGGAAAACAAAATGGACCACCAAGATTGGAAGCCCGTGATCTTTAGTCAGAAGAAGACGGCGGCTACACGGACGCAACATAATAAAGCGGTTTCGCATTTGCCGTCAAAGATGACCCGCGCCCTTACAAGTGATGATCCAGAGAGCCTCGTTAATAAGAAGTTTGAGCGTTCATTTATTAACGAAGTTGTGACAAAGCGTGTAAGCCAGGGTCTTGATCAAAAAGCATTTGCTGCCCGTATGGGTATGCGTCATAATGATATCCAGCTCTTTGAACAAGGAAAAATGGTGTATTCTCCGCAACTCAAGAGTAGGTTTATGAAGTATCTACAGACAACGCCCTAATACATTTGCATGTACAAATACAACATAAGATACAAACAGAAAATCAAAGCAATAACTTGCTAAACTAAGTATCCATTGTTTTTTTCTTCCGCACGATTATTTTTTTCTTCTTGGTTGTCTCTGTGTCTAACGAGATAGTATCCACTTGTTTAGCAATCTCTTGGACGGCAACATCGTCGTTCTCTATTTTCTTTTTAATAAGCCGTTTCTTTGGAGTGGAAGGCTCTTCTGTTTTCTTTACAACTCTTTTCTTTTTGATGGGTGTATCAGTGACACTTTCTTTCTTCCCACGAAGTTCTTTCTTTGCACGCTTCTGTGATTGTTGACAGATATAATATACCATTTGTATGTACTTTACAAGGATTGCTTCGTAAGTAAGAACGTCTCTTTTTGTTATAACACTCATGTGTTCATATTCCGCGAGGAAGTCTACGAATTCTTTGATGTATGGAGAGAACTTGGCATTATCTTCCGCGTTTTCATTGGCAAAGTTACAGCGTCTTTTTAGTAATATGAGCCGTTGTATTAATTCAAATGCCATGATAGGTATCGTATAGTTCATGTGATATAGCTTGTAAGACATGGTACGTGCGTTCTGGATCATCTCGTAGTGGTTCATCTTTTGCATACATTTCTCTGTGAAATCATCAAATGCTCTTTCAATAGAAGTACTGTAATTTTCCTCTTGCGTTTTTAACATTTTCAAATAACAGTTCATAATATCATTGTGAGATGCAGAATAAATTTTATTGAATGTTTCAACCGTTATCGGTTCTTGGTGTCCCCATGCACCATAGTTCTTCAAATAAGTATTGTAGGCCACATCCTTGGAAATATTAATGGGTACAACCATGCCGACATCGCGAAGATGCGGTTGAAATGGTGTAGATGAAGAATTGGAGTATAGAATGAATAGAGCATTCTTGTTACGCTCCATGATATTCTTAATACGCATTTGCTGGTTCAAGTCAATGTTATAGATGAAATACACGGGTTTTACTCCTGTCTCTTTCTGTAAAATTCCATTGACCGATACATTCTTCAGGTATTGCAAGGAAGCCTCTGTTAGAGAGAACTCCATGTGCTTGTCTGAATTGCGGTAATGAAAGGTGTCTGAAGCGGTGGTGCCATTAAAACTACAAACATGCAAATCACTGACATGTTTCACTCCCAAAAGATGATATACGTATTTCTTGACAATCCAAAGAGAGCGTGCGGAAAGAATAATGTTGCCCACGTTATAAACTACCTCTTTCTTTTTGAGCAACTGATGTGCCAACCCAGTGGTTAGGTCTTCCACATTCGCTTCTAATATATTTAAGACATTGGCAACAGTATTCATATTATATTACCGAAAGCGTTGACTTGGTTGCAAAACTATTTTTGGTATAACCAATGTATCGTTGTCGTAAAGAATGTCTCTCTGTATTGAAACTTACCGAAAAGGCAACTCCGCGAGAAATCAAAACTTCGTATCGCCGTTTGGCTCTTCAATATCACCCAGACAAATGTAGTGGTAACGATGTTATGTTTAAGCGTATTAATGAAGCATATCAATTTTTGTCAAAAACGGGGCGTTACGAAGATGCCAGATGTAGTTCTCCCGATGAGGCTATTGATGCTATGGTTGTAGATGTTACCAAGGAATTTGTACACGGATATAACAAGACCGAAGACACTGTTGTAGATACATTATTTGATGTATGGTTAGACAAGATGAATGATACCATGGAAGATATCAAAAAACAAATGCGGTCCCGAACACCAAAAAAACCAGAAGTTAGTAAAGAGATTGTTCCAATACGAGTACCTGTGACATTCGCCGAAATCTTCACAGGCAAAGTCAAGAAAGTATGTACAAATATTCCATATACGTTTTTATTGCCATTGTATGTACCAAAAAATGGGGGCGTTATTTGTATAGATGTCCCGCGTGCTGCTTGCAAACACATGTGTCTGGAAGTATCGCTTAGTATTACGGATATCCCTCAGAACGTCTCTTTACACGAGAATGGTTACGATGTTTTTGTTTCTGTTCCTATTACTAAAGAGGAGTTCTTTTATGGAATAAATCGCAGTCTTACTATTCCAGATGTGGTAAATAATCTTTTGATTGTACATACTTTTTTGCATCCACCATTGCAGAGTATGGATATTGCAGAGTATGACAGCGATACAAAAATAAAATCCGTTTTGGAGAATGCTACCATGACATTTGAAGACATGGGATTGCCTCTAGAATGTGAATCCAATGAAATAAAGTATGGATGTATGTACATACAATTTCACATGGATACAAGCCCAGAAACAAAAATGTGATGCCAACAACTTCTTTCATTTTTCTTGTATCTTCAAAATAGAAGACAGAAGCCTCAAGTGATGGAAACTATGAAATCTGCCAACGACTTGTTCAAATCACTAAAGAAGTATGTACAAAGACATAAAACATCTTCCTCTACCATTCACCATGTTATATCTCAGATGTCTGCATCCCACTTGAAATCAAAGCACCGGAAGTATCTACAATCCAAGCTTCATGGTAGATATATGGACGAACGTATTTCTAAAGAGACCAAAGATTACAATCGCGTGTGCGAATTATCATTTAGTTATCAAAACCGCGTCGTTAACTTTGTTTATCTGTACAAGAGCAAGACCACCACTCGTATGCTTGTTCCCAAGAAGGCAAAACACCTTCTATGGCTTCTTATCACATTATTGGATACATTTACAACCATCAAACCTCTGGAAAGAGAACTGGATATCATTTTGGTAGATTGTAAATTTAAAAAGAAGTATGATATCCAAACATTGCGGGGGGACACAGATGTCCATCCGTTGGGTCCATGGGAAATTAACTCTGGTTTTACCGTAAAATATTTAGAGAGGCCATATTCTTACATATTGATATACCGCCGAGAAGAAATGGCAAAGGTATTGATCCACGAACTTATACACTTTATGGATTTGGACTCTTCTAATATGGGAAGAGATGGTCTTCTTAAAGAATTCTTTGGGTACGATGAAACCGACCGTTCTCTTGAAATCAATGAAGCATACACAGATACTCTTGCTTGTTACATAAACACCTATATTTATCATCTTCTCACAGGGCAGTCTTTTGCAGAACTGATTGCGACAGAAAAGGCACATATTATGAACCAAGCTGTTAAAATTCTCAACTTGTATGGTTCTTTCGCCGCCGACGCTTCCAGTGGGTATATCTGGAAACCTCGGTCTCCTGCCCTAAAAGAGAGGTCTCATGCAATATCTTACTACGTCTTAAAAGCACTACTCTTCTGCAATCTAAAATCCTTCCTGACCATGGTCAAATCACAGAAGTATGTACTACATGATCCAACTCCATTTGTTGAAATGATAGAGCACGAACTCTTCCACCATGGGTCTCTTTTCTGGAAGACGATGAAAACACAGTATGTGAGCTTTGTAAAGAACGGCACACGTCATGACACATCTTTACGCATGTCGTCTCTTGATATCATAGATGTCGTCGCATAAAATAGAAATGTTGAAATAATTTCGTATGCATATTTTTTTTGGTTTATATCAAACACAATATAAACATTGCATGGTGTATGTATGGTGGCAAAAATGAAAACTACTTAAGGATACCAGAGCTTAGTGTTGTATAATAAAAAGAACAATGGCATCCTCCAAGAAGTCCTCTGCCTCCAAGACCAAGAAGGCCGCAGCTACCAAGCCTGTTGCTGAACCTGTTACCCCTGCTCCTGAAAAGACGGAGGTAGTTGAGCCTACCACTGATGTGAAGACGGAAGAAGCCCCTGTCGCCGAAGAGTACACTTCTATTGTATCTGCTCTTGAAGAAGTGCAGAAGACGATCCGTGGTCTTGTGCAGAAGGTCAAACTCCTTAAGAAGGAAAATGACAAACTCCGTAAGCAGAAGACCCGTGGCAAGCGCGCTCAGGACGCTAACAAGCCTCCTCGTGCCCCCAGTGGTTTCGCCAAGCCCTCCAAGGTTTCGGACCAACTCGCAACTTTCCTCGGCATTGCCAAGGATGCTCTAATCAGTCGTACAGAAGCCACCTCTATCATTAACGAGTACATCAAGAAGAACTCTCTTCGTGATGAGGCTGACAAGCGTAAGATTATCCCTGACAAGAAGCTTTCCGCTATTCTCAGCGCCAAGAAGGGCGAAGAAGTGACCTACTTCAACATGCAGAAGTACCTTAAGCACCACTTCACCTCTGTGACTGCTGCCGCCTAATGTACTGTATAGTAATATCCTACAATTACTTCTATTCTTTTTCCACACAACTATTTCCTAATACCTATAGTAGTGCCGATACGGGAATTATGTTTCCAGAAGATTTGTCCAAAAGAAGATGGTGTTGCATAAAAAATTGACAAAATAATTGAGACACCAAAACACCATATATATCTTCAATACAAATCATCTCTGGGCTTTCAGACCTCTGTCGTCCATTTAAGACTTCCAAGGCACCTAAACGCGTCACTCATTAACTGAGTAATAAAGCATAATCACGATGGCATCTGTCCACAACATTGTCACTCCTAACGAGTTTGACATCAACAAGATTACTTACGGAACTGTAAAGCGTCTTGACAGTGGTGCCAAGAGTATTGGTGTGCTTTACAATGGTGCTCCTCTGGTGATGCAAATCCCTCTTATGCGTTGTCCCTTTGGTCTTGGAAAGTGGGAGAACAAGGATAACAACACGGTAAAGTACTCTATTGACCTTTCCTTCGCTGGTCGTGATGCCCGTCCGGTTCTTCAGCGGTTCTATGACAACATTGTCAATCTTGACGAGAAGTTCTTGAACGATGCTTTTGAGAACTGCAGCGAGTGGCTTGGGAAGAAGTACAACACGAAGGAGGTGGTTGAAGCTCTCTATACAACTACTATGAAGTATGCACGGGACAAGGTAACCAAGGAGTTTACGGACAAGTATCCTCCTACTTTCAAGACGACCATTCCTCTTACCAAGGAAGGCTCTTTCGCCTGTGAAACATTTGACAACAAGTGTAACCCTGTAAACCTCCTTGATATTGAGAGGAAGGGTGGTCTCAAGGGTTCCAACATTTCCGCAATCATTCAGTGTCAGGGCATTTGGGTTGCGGGGGCGAAGTTCGGGTGTGCATGGAAGATTGTACAGATGCAGATTTCCCAGCGTCCTGTAATTCGTGGTTTTGCAATCAAGAAGCTTGAGGATGATATTGGTATTAACGAGGATGATGCCAGTGACGATGGTGTCAGTGAGGCAGGAGACAGTGTAATCTCTGCCACGGAACTTGTAGAAGAAAATGATGATGATATTGTAGAGAGTGACGATGATGACGAAGAAGACAATGATGATATTGTGGAAAGTGATGACGATGATGACCTCGACGCGAAGCCCGACGCGAAGCCCGTAGAGGCGGAAGAGCAGCCGAAATCTGCCCCTAAGAAGGCACCTGTTGCAAAGAAGGCAGCGGTTCGTACCAAGAAGGCGACCGCCTAAACTCATGAGTTAAAACACGAATAAAATGATAGTATGTAATAGCGGAAGACAATATGAAAACAGAGAACGAAAATACTATGATGCATTGAATTCTTTTTCTTGTTTCATTGTGCAACATCATGTTTGCGGTTAAACAATGAGCAAAATAATATCCACGACATAGTAAGTAACATCTTACTTATAAAGATGGCTTGTAAGGAAGAAGTAAACTTTACGAATGTTGATATGCATGTAAATGACCTCGCCGATTTTGTATTTACCAAGAATATCAATAATGCAGAGATTGCTCTTGATTTACACGGCGTAGAAGATATCAAAGACCTCTTCTTTTTTTATTTGGATCTCTTTTGCAAAGGGTTGGTACTTCTTTTCGGCGACGGTCGCCACGTGAATGTAGAAGATATTACCTTGGAACAATTTGAGGTTATCCAGAAGAAAATGAAGTGTCTTGGTATCAATGTTATGTTGGATTTGCAGCCTGTGACAGAAGTCAATAGTAATATGCCCCAATACATATCATACATACGGGTGAAAAATCCAGAAGGTGTACCGATACCGCCGCCGCCACCCGATCCATCTCTTATCTCACAGATACAAAACGTACCAGGAGGCGGTCTTTCCCATACACCCCCACATATTAAAATGATGAAAGAGATGGACAACCCTTCACCAAGCGAAGAAACACCCACCATCGATGACAGTGAGATATCTATTTTCGGAGACCATAAAAGTGATCCACAAAAACAACACGAGGAATTTCTATCACATCTTGCTCTAAGTGATTTCAGTCTTAATATATGTACACCACAAATGGTGTATAATATCAGTTTTGATTTTACTATGACCATATAAGAGGTGGTGTGTCGCCTATGTAAAATTGATAAATAAGCTTAAGACTAAATCATTCTTTTTATTTACAGACTGATTACGTGAGTAGTGCAAGTGTCACAACAACATATACAGTCATGAAGACGATTATTGCTCTATGTGGTAAGAAGCGAAGTGGCAAAGATACTGTCGCGCACTTTCTTAGTACACAATATGGATATCAACACCTAAAACTCGCACAACCTCTTAAAGATGCGATGCATGTATTATTCGGATTTACGACAGAGCAAATGGAAACAGATGTAAAAGACACGGTAGACCTGCGGTGGGGGATTACACCACGGAGAGCCATGCAGTACTTTGGCACAGAAGTAATGCAGTATCATCTTCAAGAGGTCATTCCGAGTATTGAAAGAAATTTCTTTGTACATAGACTTATGCATCAGATACACCAATGTGAAAATGAGAAGGACAGCTCTTCGCCGTCGTTTGTTATTAGCGATATGCGGTTCATGCATGAATTTAATGCACTTTTGCAATTCTCTAAAGAAAGGGGGTATCATTTCAAAGTATTAGAGATTGTCCGTGGCAATCATATTCAAGGACCGAATTCACAGGAAAATACCCATAGTTCTGAAGTGGAATACAAAATGATCCCGAAAGACCATATTATCTTTAATGACGAGGGTATACCTCAACTCTATAAAAAAATGACAGCCATCCTTGGTAACACGATGGAGAAAGAGAAGGAGAATGATAGACGGGAACATTAATTGAATTCAATTACACGGGTCCCCTTATAAAGGTTCATGTTCTTTACGTTTGATTGGCTTAATTGTATCCTCTTTTTTCTACGCTGGACGACGACCCCTCCGTCTTTGGTAACAACTTCTTTCACCTTGATGTTTTTCTCATCCTTCTTTTTCTCTTGATTTTCTTTTTGTATCTTTAGCATGTCACTTTCAATTTCATCATGGTTCTGGACAATGTACTGTAGAAGATTATTTTGCAAAATCCATCGGAAGAAGTTTAATTGTCCTACTGTAGTTTCAATCGTCGCGCGTTGTTTCTTTTCATTTTCATAGGGAAATTCAATGCGGTCACGACGCCGGAAGGGGTCAAAAAGATGCTTGGAGTAAGATTTAAGTTGCGAACGGTAACTGAGATATACATTAAAATGGATTACGTTCTTATTCGCGTCTTTCAGAGGTACAATCGTATTATATTTCTTTGAATAGTTGGTAACAAACCAATCAATTAGCCGAAGACTGATGTCTGATTTCCCTTCTATAATATTGGCAACGGTGTGTATGGTATTGGTGATTTTTCCAGCATTGTTATTGGATGGAGGTGTAGCAATCGCCTTGGTAGAATAAAACTTTGTAAGAGAGTTCATTAAAAGATCTTTGGAACCTTTCATAGTATCCAAGAGATATCTGAGGTGTGTAATATTGTAAATAGTTAATGGCATAATCCTTAAGTCTTTACGTCTGTACAAAAATGAACGACATGTAGTAGTTTTTATATGGGTACGTTTATGAATAATATAGCAAGCATCATTCTCTTAGCATTCACCACCGATTTCAAGGGGGCGGCGGGTAGCGTCAGAGGCTTCGTAGCTGGAGTTGAGGAAGGGGCCCACAGATACCTTGGGGATCACGGGTTCCGAACGGAGCTGGAGGTTGGCGTTCTTAAGAGAGCTACCCACTGTGTTCACACCTACGAGGTAACCGGCGGAGAGGAAGTTCTGGTCCTTGACATCGCCCTGACCAGCGGGGTTTACTTGTGCCCACTTGCTGTTGGCGGCATCCTTGGGGAGCAGATCTTCGGCAGTAAGACGGTCCTTGGGGAAGCAGTCGCCGGGGAGTTCTTGGGTTTCAAAGTCCACGTTGCGCCAGTCCTCGTTGTCTTCTTCTTCGGCGGGAGCAACACCGTTGATGTTTCCGGAGGCACCTCCTTCCTTGGCGGTATCCACGTGGTTCACAGATGGGGCACCAACTTTGTTAGCGGGAAGCGTCTCTTCTTTTTCAGTGGCAACTGTAGAGTTCCAGAACTTTTCAGCTGTCTGAACAGTTTGTTTCTTGTTGTAGTAAGTGATAAGCATAAACAGGATGGCGGCAGCTGCAACTATAAGAAGCCCACGGAAAATTGTGTTCTTGTCCATATCTTTTATTATTACCCACACAAAATAATTTACGGTAGTATGGGTGGTATAATTGGGTCAGTTTTAACAATAAAATGTTAGTTCTGTTCTTCTGACAGGGAAACAATATATTCTCTCATCTTTTTCCATTCTTGCATCTGTGCATCAATCATCTGGAGATACATAGATTGTATATTCACTATCTTTGTATGCATCCGTTTGCGTTCTTTCTGCAAGAGTTCTTCTTCATATTCTCCCATGGGAAGTTGTTGAAGTGCATGATTGTCTTCTTTGTCATGTGGTTCATATACTGCCTCTCTCATTTCCCTGACAGTCCATTCTACGAAGAACTTTTGTTTATAAAATCGCAAGTTCTTCATTGCGAGTTTCAAAAGGATGCGATTGCCAACATTCATACTAAGGTCATCGTCTACATCCACAACTTTTAGGCGGATGAGATACCCATGTTTCTTATCATAGATGATACTGTTCACATAATACTCTTCTATAATCTTGGAGTTCATGCGGTTCTCAAACCATGTGTCACAGTTCTCTTGAACAATTTTAATAACTTGCTGATTAAGATCATGCAAAGCACTCATGTTCTTACGACCGTCCTTGATATATACATACTTCTCCGCCTCACTAAGATCACTCACTTTTACAATCAGAGCATTCTCAAATGTAAAATAGTAAGATGTATTGGGATTAAGAGATGCGTAGATATTACTTGTATACGTGCCATTTTCACGGCGGCGAGGACGCTTAATGATAAACTTGGGGTCTTGCGAAGGTTCATTCGTCTCCGTATTCCCTATAGTCGCAGTTTGCGGTTGTTCTTCAGAGGTATACTCGTTCTCAAGATTTGCAATGTCTTCGTCTACTTCCTCTGCCATTTCGCCGTCCACTGCTACATCTGTGTCACCTGTATCACCTGCTACATCTGCGTCACCCGTATACATATTTTCATCTTCTTTCATGTATTTGGGGTTTTGATTACCATAAATGTCGTCTAACTTTTCCATTTTGTATGTACATATCATTATTTGTCTTTAGGTTTCAACGCGGATGTGGTTAAGAATAAGATTTCCCTCTGAAATGTAAAGGACCGCGTGTGGTAGAAATATGGCATCTTCACCGGAACTACATACCCCCTCTTTTCATATTCCAAAAATGCCTACGTCTTCTAAAAACTTCGTTACCATACTTCTAAACAAGTTCATGGATGTATTGATGGAAGAGATGACAAAGGACCAAATGAAAGTAACCATACAAGAAAAAGTTATATCTCCCATGATTGTTTTGTTGTATAAACAGTTATATCCCTATATATACACCATTGTTATTGTGATCTTCCTAATGTTTATAATGCTTATTGTATTACTGGTATCTTTCATTATATACTTAAGAAAATGAGTTGTATAATAATTAAGAAACACCACCTTCTTCTCTCTTTGTTGCTTTAAAGATACGATATCATGGACGTGCGTTATATGGAAAAAATCAAGCAATGGGTAGAATACGACAACCGCATTCAACGAAACAAAAAGGACATTCAGACCGTGGTGGAAAAGAAAAAGGACGTAGAAACAGAACTTTTGGATTATGTATCGTCGCAAAAAATGGACCGGTTCACCATTAATATCAGTGATGGGAATATTAAATTTACCAAGATGAATGTAAAACCCCCTCTTACACAAAAAGTATTGCGAGACACTCTTCAGGATTATTTGGCGGAGAAAGATATTAGTATGGATATTGAGGACTTTCTTCAATACATGAATGAAAAAAATGAAACCAAGACAAAGTATATTATGAAGCGTGATATCAAGACATCTTCATCCTCTGCTGACCAATAATAATTTTTATGGTATGCTTACATGTATTAGTAATCATAGTCTTCTTCGTACTCCCGAGCACTCCCGCCAAAGAAATTTTCCTTAAGAGAACTCGCGGAGTTTTTGTACAACCATCTGGTAATGTTATCCACCATATTCTTTTTGAATGCTATGGTCTTCTCGGTATATACGTCAAAATCATTTTGTACTGTATTAGCGAAAGTATCAACAATGAAATTGATGGTGGAACTATACGTTGATTTCCACGTTTCAAAATCTACACGAGGTGAAACAACGGCGGCAATAACACGGGCTGCGTCTGCGTCTCTTTTCTCTATCCGCGTGTATTCTTTGTTGCATGTAAGAGGCTTCTCTTCAATGCTATAGACAACCTTGTTGGTGTCTTTGTCTCTCTTTATTCTCAGCATAGTTAGAGGTATAATTTATACACAGTTCAAAGCTTAAAGCTATTATGATTTATAATAATCAAAAGACTGGGGTAATCTCTAAATACTTGCAGTATGGGTAGCCAACATCAACATAATTATCTACAGGCAGCACTCTTTGAAGAGCCTCAGGATAATTCTTCTTCACTATATGCTTCAGACGATCTATCTAAAACTATCAATTTTTTCAACAACTATTATGAAACGCTTAAAACAAAGACACCTGTGCCATCTATTTCCAATGGTTCAATGAAGTATTACAATATTTCATCGCGTGTAAATAACTTGTATACAGATAACTATGAAAAGTTCGAGAGCACATGGAACGACCTTCTTAACAAAGAAAAGGCGTGGTATGAAAATAACACTGGAAGAGTACAAGAAGAAGACGAGTATATTTTGGATGATGTACAAGAACTTTTGGAAAGTGTACCCTTCTTTGATTTTATGTACCTATTTATGGAACACACCGTTATGAAAGATAAAGTCTATGTATAAGAGAAAGAAGACACCAGCTAACACTATTATACACATATTTTTACAACATTTACGAATGATACAAAAATAAATGTTTATTTAGAATATAAAAGATATATGGTTGATAAGATGAACGCCTCTGCACCCGTTGAAGTAAAAGGTAACCCCTCTTCGTTTGCCCCTAACGCAGCCCCTGTGTCTGGTGGCGCTCGTTGTGCCAAGAAGGCTCCCGCTGCTGCCAAGAAGGCTCCCGCCAAGAAGGCCCCTGCCGCCAAGAAGGCTCCCGCCAAGAAGGCCCCTGCCGCCAAGAAGGCTCCCGCTAAGAAGGGTGGTGCATTCGCTGACGCTCAGTTCGGTGATGCTATCAACTTTAACGTAAAGAAGGCTGCCCCTACTAACGCGTGTATCAAGGAAGGCGGCTCTTTCTTTACCAATGCCGCCACCCTGAACGCCAACGCCGCCCCTAAGGCTAACGCTGCCCCCAAGGCTAACGCCAACGCCGCCCCTAAGGCTAACGCTGCCCCCAAGGCTAACGCCAACGCTGCTTCCCCCAAGGCCGGTGGTTCTTTCGCC